TCAGAAACGGTATCCAACCCCGACGTTGAAGCCGTTTATTTTTGTAGAGGAGATGTTGCTTCCCTCATACCCAACATCGACGACGATATTCTCCAGCGGATTCATCTGTACACCCGCGCCCCAGGCAAATCCCGTTTTCCTTGAGGAAATTTTGTTAGAAAAAGAATCGCCATCCTGAGTGGAATGTTCTTTAAATGTTGCCTTTACCGTGCCGACACCCGCCAGCGCGTATAACGAAAAATTGTCAGACAATCGATAGGCTGGCCCAACCATTAAAGAACCGTACTTCACCTCAAACTTGTCATGGTAATGAATACCTTCAGGCTCAATAGACCCGGAAGCCTGGCTGTCTCCATATAAGTAACTTAGCGAGGAAATAAAACTTACCGGAGAGTCATCCTCATAACGGTATTTCACATTTACCCCTCGAATATTTTTGAAATCCTGAACTTTACTTTGTGCATACCCCACGGAAAAGGCGTTAGTATCGGCCTGTGCAACATTTACAACCAAAACGCTTGTAGTAATAACTAAAGTGGATAAAATAATATTTTTCATAACAACTCCTTAATACTACTTATTATTTACGGTGTGTTTAAACACCTGCAGTACCGATCCGGCATTCAGTTATCGCCACTATGCCGAATCGACAAAACCACGAATAATTCACCACTATCGCTCCTGATGCGTTTACTTCCTGAAAGATATTTTTACTACCGAAGCGCTCTATCGCTCATTAAGGTAACCGGTTCTACAATGTCATCTAACTTTTATAGATTTGAATGCTAATTTTTCTCACGCATATATATTTAACAGAAACCATAAAGTGTTTAGCCACTATAGAACAACAAACTCTCCATACAACTATTTGATATTTAAATAAAAACCTCACAACCACATTAAGAGACCTGACGCCGATCGGCTAAAAACATGTCATTAAGCAAACTCACCATATAACCAGAACATATCGCATTGTGCTTCACAGTCCTCACGTGACGCTCCAGCCACAATACCGTATATGCCATCGCTGGCACCGTAATCATATTCACCATGATGCTTAGCACGATTTATTTCCGCTCCGATTTAATCTTTTAATATGTCTATCAGTTACAACATTTCTTGTTATAAGAATAGAATCAACACCACAATTCCAACATAAATATCACCTGTGTTGAGAGAGAATTTACATTCCAGAAAAATAATAACGGACGCAAATATTGAACACGCGATAAAAAAGTCTATTTCGCTATAAAACCCATTATTATTAAGAGTGGTTAACTCTTCGTTGAATAAAAAATGCCAATGACGTTCCATAATTCATTAGATGAACTTCACAAGTCATTACATATAACAGGAGGTGTTATGAGACATCATGCTTTTATGCTTTGGTCATTACTTATTTTTTCATTCCATGTTTTGGCCAGTTCAGGCCATTGTTCTGGTTTACAACAGGCATCATGGGATATTTTTATCTACGATTTTGGTAGTAAAACCCCGCAACCACCTACAAATACTGATAAAAAGCAAGCCAGGCAGATTAGTTCACCTTCCTGCCCGACGACAAAACCCATGATGTCCGCACCAACCAACGACGCCAGGAAAGGGAATACTTTCTCCAGTACATAATGTTATTTATCTACAATGGTGCCGAACGACTACTTTTAGCCATCCGGAAATCTTGATTGCCATCAAATATAGCTGGCATTATTTTTCCTGACGTGTATAGTGCGCCTCGTTATCCCCATTAAGGAATTTGTTTGTCTCGTAAAATGACAGGAATTGTCAAAACCTTTGATTGTAAGAGCGGTAAAGGTCTCATCACCCCCTCCGATGGACGCAAAGATGTTCAGGTCCACATTTCAGCATGTCGCCAACACGAAACAGAAGCGCTTATCCCCGGTATACGCGTTGAGTTTTGTCGTATTAATGGCCTCCGCGGACCTACCGCCGCCAACGTTTATCTTTCATAATTCGTCACTCGGCATTTTTTCAGAAAAATTTAGCGAGCCCGTATACCTCCGCAGTCTGCTATGAGGCTTTGCCTGAAAGGCTGCAGAATGTTTTCAGTGGCGAAGATCTAAAGGATTTATTTTGCTAATGACTCCCGTGACCTCTTTTATCATATATCGGGTGTCCCCCCCCTTCTCACTTTGTTTAACGTGAAGAAATGTACAGCCGTTTTTCACTGTGATAGCATCTAATATTGCAAAAGTATTTAACGTTATATACCCATCGTCACAGGAGTGGCTGGCTGCGCGCATTTAACCGAAGTATTTATGTGATTCTATCGGAATTATCTCTATTGCCGCTCAAAGCTACGTCATATTCAGTGGGTATAAATCGCCAATATAGTTGTAACGCTATTTATTTTTAGGGTAATAATTGAATGACTTTGCTTTCAGGAAAAACCACACTGGTTCTCTGCCTCTCCTCTATTTTATGTGGATGTACGACGAACGGTTTACCCGCACCTTATAGTATTAATTTGTCGTTCCCGGTCATTACACAAAACCAGATTAATTCCGGTGGTTATTACATAAATGACGCGGAACAAATTCGGACAACTGATGGTCTGTGCCTTGATGCAGGCCCAGATCAACAGAATCGTTTGACGCTGCGGGAGTGTAAGCATGTGCAATCTCAGCTTTTCTCATTTCACCGAGATAGAATCACGCAGGGTGAGAAATGTCTGGATGCCGCAGGACAAGGTACAAAAGAAGGCACACCAATCATTCTTTATTCATGCACGGGTAATGATAACCAGCGCTGGCTCACTGATGATAACAAAATTAAGGGGAAACAGAGCCGAAAATGCCTGGGCACAAATAGCATTATTGTCAGAAAAGGCGACCCTGTTGTGTTGGCCGATTGCGATTTTAGTCGCGCCCTGGAATTTACCATCAGGTAGCAGGACACCGCTGTGAAGAGAGAGCCGCTAACCTCATGACACGACAACAGGTTAGCGACCTTTACTTCCACGTGCGGTCACGTCCGCAACGTCAGGATGACAAAACGGCGGCTAAACCTTGACACCAGTTATATACCCAGCTTAAATACTGGTCATCCAACCAGTAAAAAGGAAATGGCGATGTTCGTCGAACTCGTTTATGACAAGCGAAATGTTGAAGGTTTGCCAGGCGCACGCGAAATCATCCTCAATGAACTCACAAAACGCGTACATCAACTTTTTCCCGATGCGCAAGTGAAAGTTAAGCCAATGCAGGCGAACGCATTAAACAGTGACTGTACAAAAACCGAGAAAGAACGGCTGCACCGTATGCTGGAAGAGATGTTTGAAGAGGCTGATATGTGGCTGGTCGCCGAATAACGCCCCCTCCTGCGAAAGCGACATATCCGATCGAAAACAGCGCCCTGAGGCGCTGTCTGTGACGATATAACGCAAACGCCACCACTCAGAACATGTTGTTGTTGATATCTCAGACCGGTATGTGGAACCGACATTCATCGCTTCACTGGCCTGTCGGTATGAGTAGCCCTTATCAACAATCAGCTATGCGCATTCCAGCCTGAACTCTGAAAGTACGTTTGGTTTTTTTGTTTATTAAGAGCCTATCCCATTAGACTCTTTTATTCGCCAAACTGGCTTTAACGATTACGCCTACTGGGATAGGTTCTAAACTTATCATCAATACGTAAAATACCTATTTACGAACAAAAAGTAACAGGTAAAAATCCGAAATAAAACCAGCATAACTAAAACTTACTGCAGATATGCACACGCATTATTACTATGTTTCCAGGATAGTCTCGACCAGTCAAGGCATCTATTTTATATAAAAAAGGGAAATACTTCACATGAATAAAATACATGTTACATATAAAAATCTCTTACTTCCGATTACCTTCATCGCGGCAACTCTAATTAGCGCCTGTGATAACGATAAAGATGCCATGGCGGAAGCTGAAAAAAATCAAGAGAAATACATGCAAGAAATCCAGCAAAAAGAGCACCAGCAATCAATGTTCTTTTACGATAAAGCCGAAATGCAAAAAGCTATTGCCAATATCAACGCAAAAGGTGGAGCCAATCTTGCGATTATTGAAGTCCGTTTCTTCAAGGGCGGGTATTCATTCATTCGACAGAGTGTTAACACCGCTGCTAAAGTAGAGATGTTTAAATTTAACAACGGCTACTGGGGGGGACCTTCGCCTGTCAACTTAACCATCTTTGGCACTATAACAGAGGAGCAAAAACAAGAAGCACTAAAAGAAGCTTTATTCAAATTCGACTCGATCAATTTCAGCATTATACCAGAGCGTATTCAGGAAACAATTAAACGCGCTAACGCCAGTGGCATCATTTCCGTTACGGAAGATAGCGATATCGTTGTACGAGCAGAGATAGCTCATAATGGCGAATTCGTCTATGACATTACCATCACTGCTAAAAATACAGGACGTGCGGTAATGACCTTAAATAAGGATGGTTCTATTGCCGGATATGAGACCAAAGAACCTTTCGACCCCAAAAAAGAAGCCGAAAAAGCACAGCAACTTGTTGAACAATCGAGAAAAGACATTGAAAGTCAGCGTAAAAAAGCAGCTGAAAAGATGAACGAAATACAGCAGACATTTAAAAAATAGTAGGCGATACAAACATTGATAAAAATTATAGCGCGAAAGAACACGTGCCAGGTACTAAAGCACTGCCTGAAGACAGCGAATCGCCATTTCATTCTCTGGCACTGTAATTTTTCGTACTCAAAATATTTATTTATTGAGCCTTTTGTGGATAAACAGGTGAAGTTATGTGACGCCAGGAACCTGGTCCAGCGGGCGTACTTGTTGGAGCCAGTGTAAAGCCGGGCAGCGCGCAGAAACCGGAGCGTACACGTTGTACGTGAGAATTTCGAGCACTGCCCGACCTAAAAATGGCGAATAAGATAGATATTTTAAAGAGGTAATATGAAGAATTTTTTCAAAATAATTACTGATTTCATCGCGAATATTTCCCTTGATCTATTTGCTATATTTTTATGCATGCTATTCGTATACAAAACAGGACCATCAATTGGTGTGATATCATTTTTTATTGCGTTAATTATGTATATCATTCTTCATTTTATTTTTTACTCATTTCGTGAAAAAATCATAAAAAAAATATTCAAATAAGTATTTAAAATTACTGTTTTGAGCTACAAATTCAGCGCAATAAAACAGAGCAACTTAAAAACAAAAAATTAGATGTAGCGAGGTGGAAGAGGACTGCCATGTACTGGACCATGCGACAGGTCGGGAGAGGAACGTACGGGAAAGAGTGCAATACTGTCATTGATGGCAAGAGATGATGAGCGACGAATGGAAAAATACAGGGTGTTGGTAAACCGTGTGGACACATCAAAACCTGACTGGCCTGACAGGCCTGTAAGCCAGCAATATAACGTTGTGAAAAATCAGGCTGGCGTTAATAAAACACACCAGCCTGAGGTAATATTCAGTTCAGGATGAGCTGATGAAACATAATAGCCTGATATACCCTCAATCCTGATATGGTTGATATAATTTTCTGTAAAAAACTAACAACCACAAACCAGACACCACCCCGGTGGCGTCACCTCACCTGCTGGATAATGGTCACACCAGCTTGGGCGAATAAATGCTTCGGGGCCTGACGGCCAGCCACGGGAGGCGTGTTTTGTATTATCTGGTGGGGGTTTTGAATCACTGGCAGCCATCGCCGATGCCGAAAAGGCTGTAGCCGACAACACCAGAAGCAATGGGAAAAATACACGATGTCTCATAATATCACCCGTAAATATTAAGATTATCCTTGCTGTTAACTTCCCTCACTTTCAGCATAACTCATGCTTCATCATCATTGAATAAACAATTAAGTTTGTTGAACGAAAATTTACTTAAAGAAAAAATAATAAGCCTTAATATTTTTTGCAGTATTTCAACTTATAGCAGAATAAATGTGCGTAGATGGCGTAAAAACCTGATGAGCAGGAATATCGATAGCCAGCAAATCACTCCTGTGGTAATGCAGGACATCTGATGACTGTGAAGGTAGCTTCATCTGTAGCGCCGGTGAAGTTCAGCGATTTAAGTGAAAAGTAGCCAGCAGGCGCTTCTGCTGGTCCATATTCCTCTATTTTGCCAGGCCATACTGGAGCGCCACCCGGGTATCTGCCAGAGCGGTCCTAAGCTAATAAATATAAACAGATAGCAGCTACTGCCTACCTCAAGGAGTATGCACTCATGATCATTTAAAGCTCTTTTAAAGAGCCTGATAATAAGCTTGTCAATATAATATTATGCAGTCTCTATTAAGCGCCTGGTTTATTTGTTTTGCATAATCATATAGTTGACTTTCCGAGTAAGAGTTTTCTTGCAAAGACAAATAAACGTGTTTTATATCTCTAAATAAGCACACATCACCATGGATATGAGCCTCTATATAATTCCCTTCATAGCCTTTACCATAATTAGAATGAGCTAAAAATTTTTCGCCCTTAGCCATTTTAACCAAACTCTTAAAGCAATTATAACCAAAAAAATCATTTTGACAGGATGCAATCAGGTTCTCCATATGCCAAAATGTAGATAATTTACTCGTATCCAGGCCAAATCTGTGGCCGTAGATATCAAAAGGTGAGAATGTACAATTTGTTTTTACATTATCATTTAATTCAAAAAATGATTTCCCATAGGCGCTGGCACCTCCGTTTTCACCGTTCAGAAAGTCCAGTGCAGCATAAATTGGTCTGCTTGTAGGGCTAAAAGTTTTACTGTTGGGAGTATATGCTACGGAAAAACCGTCTGTCTGACCATATGGGGCATAAGGTGAATCGGCAAGCTTCTCCAGTTCAAATGCTTTAGTTTCAACTGAATCACGTCCGACATTATAAGCGGGTAAATCTCCTGGTCTGCAACCTAATGCATAAGAGTTCAGATATTCTTTATTTTTTAAGAGAGAGACAAAGTCAATTTTTGCTGCATTAAAATTTATTGTCAGCCGGGCATTTTGTAAAATATCCACCATCTTATTTAGCAAGAGAGCGCAATCTATTTCGGCACCACACTCACGGCTTATCCGCCTGAGCGCTTTTTCTCTTATTATGTCAGCGTCGCGCTGACACCTGGAATGAATATGCGCAAGTACTTGTTTTCCAAAAAGGCGACCATACACCTTTTTACGCTCTTCATTGCTGAGACCGCAAAACACTTCGTCAAAAGAAAGCCTGTACGCTGCGCTGACAGAACCTCTCGCCGCTCTGCTTTCTGGAAATGGCGGAACATCTTCAACAAAATTTTTAATTTGCTGAATGTCTGAAGACAGAGGAGTACGTCCGACATTTTTTTCCTTATCTGTTTCCAGATATTCCGGAACCTTCACACTTCCACTATGGCAGATAGGTTTGAGCATATGTCTCCTGAATTTTTATGACTAATATAGCATTCACTTTCGCTGACGCTGACGCTGACGTATTCTTTATCAGGCTGATATTTCAACACCTCTTAACAGCCTTGTAGAAGTGCAAATAAAGACACTAATAATTTCATAAAATGCTTAATCTACCCACTATTGCAGGCAATAAATCATCACCTTTTATTGAAATAACCCCCTGATAATAACAATAAATCTGGTAAGGCACTTTCAAAAAATAGCCAAACCACACATCATAAAGAAAACCACCACAATCAAAATCGGTAACTATCAGCTTTCAGGGGGTCTCAGGTTATCATGACGATCGGGGTAAAGGATGAACTACTATTGCGGTCTGAATTGAGGGAGTTTTGATAAATTTTTTTGATAAAGTTTTGATAACCGTTCGAATGCTAATAATAAAAACGAGGACGTTAAGTCCCCGTTTTTGTTTTTAACAATTATCGTTATTACATATTCGCGATAATCGCGTCGCCAAACTCACTACATTTCAGCAGCTTAGCGCCTTCCATCAGGCGTTCAAAGTCATAGGTCACGGTCTTCGCGGCAATCGCGCCTTCCATACCTTTAACAATCAGGTCTGCGGCTTCGAACCACTGCATGTGGCGCAGCATTACATTGCCAAAAACATACCAACCATTTGATAAAGTTGAAATTATCATTCTTCCTACTATCAAAAAAATCCAGTAACTGTCTTTTACAACTCATTGATTATCAAAACGTTGATTTTAGTTTTGGGGAAGAGTTTTCTTCAAGATTCCAATTTTTTCACGCCAGTACATTCAACATGATGCTACTAATGGCAACCCCCAATAGTGAAGCTTCTACATTGGTTGAGGTCGCTCGGAGAAACACCGGAACAGCCACTCGCATATCCTCTTCTATACTTTCAGTCTGACCGACTGGAGGTTTCATATGTGTGGACGCTTTGCACAAGCACAGACCCGCGAAGAATACCTGGCATATCTGGCCGATGAAGCCGAGCGCGATATCGCTTATGACCCTGAACCTATAGGCCGGTACAACGTGGCGCCCGGTACCAAAGTTCTGCTGCTCAGTGAACGCGACGAGCAACTGCATCTGGATCCGGTATTCTGGGGATTTGCGCCCGGATGGTGGGATAAACCACCGCTGATTAATGCACGGGTTGAGACTGCGGCCACCAGCAGAATGTTTAAACCGCTATGGCAACATGGCCGAGCTATCGTGTTTGCTGATGGTTGGTTTGAGTGGAAGAAGGAAGGCGACAAGAAACAGCCGTATTTCATTCACAGAAAGGACGGGAAGCCGATATTCATGGCTGCCATTGGCAGTACACCGTTTGAGCGCGGCGATGACGCAGAGGGATTCCTGATTGTTACCTCCGCAGCTGATAAAGGTCTGGTAGACATTCACGACCGTCGTCCTCTCGTTCTGTCACCTGGCACCGCGCGAAAATGGATGCGCCAGGGCATAAGCGGGAAGGAGGTAGAGGAGATAATTACTGATGGTGCCGTGCCGACAGATAAATTTACCTGGCACGCCGTGAAGCGCGCCGTTGGCAATGTGAAAAATCAAGGGGAAGAGCTGATCAAACCCGTCACCTGACTATTGGCAGATCGGAAAATCTGGTCGTATACCGAGGTGAAAGCATTTCTCGCTTCATAGCCCACTGTTGCGACATCCCCTGCCCGGCGAAGTACAGCGTCCCCTTCCCGTCTTTTGCATTAAGATGGTCCAGTACTTCCATCAACTTCGCACTATCGGCGCGCGGCGCGTTATCGTCGAAAAGGTTGAGTTGCACTACGCCCTGACTGAAGAAGTCTCCCCTGTTTCACCTGTGCATCATCAGTGCTGTCTGATGTTGTTTGTCCGGGAATATCTTTGTTCACCGCACACATTCGCCTGGTGCGGTGAATATCGTGCTCAATTAAGACGCCACCGGGCTGTCAGATAGCTACCCAGCACCTCATCCACAAGAGCGCGCAGGCCATCCAGAAATTCTTTTTTCGCACTATCCATCGCACTTACTCCGATAGTACGTTCTGCATCGGTATCGTCGACCAGCCCGGACGATTTCAGCACTTCGTCATACAGCTTCCGGTACGTGCCTTCATAATCCGATATTTGCTTTTCACGAAGCGCGTTAAAGCGTTCCGGCACTTTGCGTTCCAGCACGCTGTGTAACGGCCCCCACTGCAGTATCCATTTACTGAACCCGCTGTTTTCAGCGGTTTTCACCTGAAGCTCCGCAGCCTGAAGGTCTGAAACCGTCACGCCGGAAACGTCAAAGAAACGCATTTCTGACGTCACGCTGGTCAGCTCAAGTGATTCCTTCAGCTTATTCTGGAACGCCAGATAGACTTCAACATCATCGGCCAAGGCCAGCGTTCCGGCCTTTTCCCGGGCAATCTGTTCCAGTTTTTCCAGACGGAACATCTCACGCCCCGTGGAAACCAGCCCCTGGAGATTGTTGTCGTATTCCCCTTTTTCTGCATTATGTACCAGTTGTACGTTATTCATCTGGTGCAGGGCATGTGTGACCCGGTCCTCGCAGGTTGATGTTGCCTCTGTTGCCATGGCAAAGGTTTTTGCTCTCAGCGCAGCATCTTCAGCCAGTTGTGTCAGCCAGGATGATATCTGTGCCTTAAAGCCCGCGTCTTTTTTGAAGTTTTCCGTCTCACGCAGTCTGTCCAGGACGAGGCTGAAGGCGGCGGCGTTATCTTCCAGTCCGAACGCCTGCCATCTGTCTGCCTGGGCCGCTTCCCCCTCCCGTGCAGACGTCAGCCAGTCAGCGGCCGCCAGGTGCAGTGCCCGTGCTTCCCGGGGGGCGGAGGCCCCCGCCATATCGAATAGTATCCTGGGGCCTGAATAGCCTGGTGCGCTGGTGATGTCCCGCAGCGCCTGCAGAGTGCGTTCAGACAGTGGATTCCCGTCCAGATATACGCGTGCCGCTGAAGACAGACCCGTGAGGCTTTGCGGCAGGCGGGTCAGCTGGTTATGAGAGACATCCAGCTCCTGTAGTCCTGGCGACATCTCCGGCAGGCTGGTCAGCCGATTATTATAGGCCCACAGCTTCTGTAGTCCTGACGGCAGCGCCGGCAGGCTGGTCAGGTTGTTACCAGAGACCCTCAGCTCCCGTAGTGCTGGCGGCATCTCCGGCAGGCTGGTCAGCTGGTTATTAGAGACCGCCAGATCCCCTAGTCCTGGCGGCAACGTCGGCAGGCTGGCCAGCCAATTATTATAGGCCCACAGCTTCTGTAGTCCCTGCGGCAGCGATGGCAGGCTGGTCAGTTGTAGGTTACCAGAGACCTCCAGCTCCCGTAGTCCTTCCGGCAACTCCGGCAGGCTAGTCAGATTATTATCAGGAATAACCAGTGTTGTAATATGCGGTGGTAAACGGTCTGGTAAGGTGGTAAGACCTGACGCTCCCACGTTAAGCACTGGATTGCCGTTATTCAGGCAATCACGCATTTCCTGTACCACTGCTGCGCGGCCGGGTGACTCTCCTGCTGGTGCATCCCTTTCCCATTTTGACCAGACAGCATCATACTCTGCTGCCTTCTGTGAAACCGTTGTGGCAGGGCGGAGGGATGTCCCGGATGCCCCCTCCGCGAATTCTGTGCATTCCTCTCCCGGTTCTGTGTCCATGATGAAGTCATGTGCTTCACTGTACCCCTGACAATTCACGGTATAGTTCCCGGCATCATCAAGAGTGATTGACAATATCTCCTTGCTGCCTGCATCCAGAATACAAAACTGATTTATACCATCCCTGTTACACTGAATATTCTCCTCCCACGCGGGGAAGGTAAGCGCTTTTAAACGCGCAAACTGGCTGCTGATATGATCAGGCAACATTCCCCGGGCCGGATGGCAAAGTTCAGCGAGACACTGTTGCGCTTCTTCGTAATTTTCCTGCGGGAAAAAAACCTGAATTTTTTCCCATACAATTTCTTCCGGAGATGCCTCTGGTGCCGCTGCACCAGCAATAGTCTGCATACTTACAGAAGGTTGTGTATTGCGGATATTAAACATATTCCACTGCCTAATTTACAGCACAATGAAAAGAGATTAACGCAGACACACGCATCAAGCCTTCAATTAACGATATATATTTAGCAATAAACGACAAATAACATACAATTAGTTGTATTAGCTCAGACCTGATCTGACAGTTACCGGTTATTTATACAGGTATCTGTCAGATTACATCTGGCTTAAATTCTTCTCAGACCAGATGCGTTTTCCATCAAGTAACGTTTCCATCGGCGTCCGGCCACAGCACATTTTTCCCTGATGGGTTCGCTCATTATTATAGTGAACCAGCCATTCATCAAGATCCGATTGTAATGTATCAAAATCGCCATATAACTTTTTGCGGAACGTCACCTGATAAAATTCGTTCAGTATCGTTTTATGGAACCGCTCGCAGATGCCATTGGTCTGCGGGGACATCGCCTTCGTTTTCGTGTGTTCGATGTCATTTATCTCCAGATAAAGCTGATAATCATGATGTTCCACTTTGCCGCAATATTCTGTACCCCTGTCTGTCAGTATCCTTAGCATCGGCAGGCCCTGAGACTCATAAAACGGCAGTACACGATCATTCAGCAAATCAGCCGCTGTAATCGGCGTTTTGGTGATATAGCGCTTGCAGTGAGCCACCTTCGAGTATGTATCAACGAACGTCTGCTGATAGATTCGCCCAACGCCTTTCAGGTTGCCCACGTAGAACGTGTCCTGTGACCCCAGATATCCCGGATGAACGGTTTCAATCTCACCACAGGCTTCATCATCACTGGCTTTACGCTCCAGCGCGGCGATCTGGCAGTCAGTTCAATGCCATCGCGGGCCACTTTTTCTTCCAGCGCTTTCAGGCGTTTTTTGAAGTTCTCAAGGTTGTGGCGCAGCCAGACGGAATGGACATCACTACCGGAGATAAAAACGTCCTGTTTGCGCAGTTCGGTGCTGACCATGGGCCGGGAACGCAACGGCATAATCAACAACAGCTTGCTCAGTTGCCTCATCGGTACGGTTCTTAAGGTTAGGTACGCGGCGACTACGATTTATCAGCACATCAACGCCGCCTTCATCGGCCAGTTCACGATAACGGTAAAACGTATCGCGCGAGACGCCCATGATTTTACAGGCTTTCGACACGTTGCTGAGCTCTTCAGCCAGATTGAGCAAACCGGCTTTGTGTTTGATGACGGGATTGGTAGTATGAAGCATGAGAGTTACCTCGTGTTTTGTATAAGGATTCGACACCCATATCAAAACCGGTAACTCTCAACCTTTCAAGGCCATGTGTCAGATCAAGTCGCGACTAATACATTTAATAAGAGAAAACATATTATTACCCTCATAGTAAACAGTATTAAATAAGCCGGGATATATCTGATGTTCAATCAGTCCCTCATATAGGGTTAGCACCTTAGCGAGTCGTTTTCACAAAAAATATAGACTGTTGAAACTTTATTTATCACTTTGATATTTGCAATACATGACATATGAATAGTTTCAGCCGCCATTATAGGGAAAGCTCCATTTCCATACTCGTTTACTCACTTCTCCCTGCGGAAAAAGAAATGCAGTATAGCCAGCGTGGTGCTTTTGCTGAAACCAGGCGCGAGCAACACGGCAATGATGATCGGCGTCAGAATGAGTTCGGAATCGGCATTGGCAAACAAGGCGCGCAGTCGTTAATACCCACCAACAGTTCCGGCAGGACTGCGATAATGTCGTAAGAGAGGCCTTCAGCCAGGCAAAACAGCGCTACGGTGCGCCCCCGGCTTGCTGAGGAAGTGAACCTGGGGCCTGAGGTACAATGTAAAAACGATAGCGTCCAGCCTGCACCGTCAGGGTCTGCGGCGATCTCAGTCCGGAGCAATTTGAAAACCAGAACCTCGCTTAAGGCTGTGTCCACAATACACGGACAGGATCAAAACTGTCAGTGTGGCTGGCTTACAAGAATGAAGTGAAGTTGATTGATATAACAAACACTCCTGATAATGTTAACTGGCCTGTTCCTCCGGGGGAGCGAGCCAGCCATGATTTAAAAAGCACATGAAATCACTTTCACATGAATTAATTTACATTGGAAAGAAAATATAATAGCGCTTATCATTTTTATTTAAGTTAAATATTTTATAAATGGTTTTTATTTACTCACCTGATGGTAATGAATAACGTTTAATATCTATAGTAAAGGATGCTGTAACCGTAAGGATAGTGTGCCAAAATTTAACAGGCAACGTATTATTAAACACGTTAAGAGCGTATTTTTAGCAATGATTTTAATATTACCATCTTCACTATATTCTGCTCTTACAATAGCGGCAGACTCTCAAGATCATAAAAAAGAAGAAACAATTAAGCCAATGCCTCAAAAGTGGTGTAATCTTTGGCCTGCTGGCATACCCTTCCCTGAAGATTGGTTTAAAATGTGTAGAGGTTATTGAGTATAAATTTAATATACTAACCAGTAACCATATCAGTTATGACAGACAGGTCTTCTTCATATTTGCTATAAATAAGGCCTGAGCTTTCCTGACAAATTATAAACTACTGGCTGGTTTCTCCGGCCAGACAGGCTTTAAAGTATCAACACGGTTTACCTGTACCCGGTACTTTCTCCATGCCAGAAGAGAAGCTTTTTCTTTATCGGTTGCTTCGTCCAGATCCACTGCATCCTGTAACGGCGCGATTTTTTCAGACGCTATTTGCAGGAGTCTGTTTTTCGTTCCTTCAGCTTCACGAAGTCTGGCTGTGGCCTCCGCAGCTTCATCATTCACCCAGACCTGAGCCTTACTATCCCATTTTTTGTATCCACCACCTGGTGAAACTGATGTGACGTTTTCAGGTAGCGGACCAAGATCGGAGATATAAACCTGATTGCCGGTTGTTGTGTCGTAAACCGTCTCACCGCGGTGGTCTTCATGCAGATTCCACGTTTGGGTTTCAGAGTCAAATACCGCAATATAACTGGAGGGAATATCAGGAGGGGCTATATCAGTACAATTTGCCGGTAATCCCGTGTGCGGCGGGATATATGCATCACCTGCACCAATAAATTCGTTTGTATCTGAACGAAGATTAAAAATTTTAATTGTCTGCGGGGTATCGCTCATTTTAAAAGTCATTATGCCAGCCTCACTATGTAGTTAAATGCAATATTTTTAACCGTGGTTTCCGCATTACCGTCTGCGTCCACAATAACGACGTGGCCGTGTGGACCGATATACATGGTGTGCTCGTGTCCTCCGATATAAACTGTATGCGCATGGTCGCCAGCGGCCTGTGTCCACGCACCACCTCCAGGCTGAAATGAAGTGTGATTTGAATCCCCCCAGTATGAATTGATATAGCCTCCGAACTGGTGAGTATGGTTGCCCGTTGTATTGGTCGATTTCGTGCCATAATCAAAGGATGAGGTAGTTTTTGTCCCTAAGTCGGTATCCTGCGCCCGCGCGGTGTGCGAGTGCGATTTGTTGCCGTCCATCTCCTGAGAAAGTACAGCTCGCCCACTGGCGGGTTTACCTTTGATTGTCCAGCCTCGCATATCAGGGATAATGCCGGACGGATACGCTATAGCCAGTAACGGGTAAGCAGATTTATCGAAGGACTGCCCCTGCATCAGGGCGTAACCGGCTGGGGTAACATCAGACGGCCATGCTATCGCCGCACCTACTGGATACGAATCCGGTGGCGGATTTAGTGAGGTGTAGAACATCGCCCATTCTGACCACTCAGCGTCGGCGGTATCTCGATGGCTGCGAATATATGCAGGCGCAGGAGCACCATTAACCCCACTCCATCCGATTAATATCTCTCCATCACCGGTTCCGGTCAGACGCAAAATATTCCCGTATTGCGTTGGATAACCGTTATTGTAAACCTCGCCCATTATCAGGCCGCTATCACTGCCTCTTGTCGTACCAGTCAGTGCCGGAAGCGCGCCGCGTGATGCCAGTCTGTTCGCTGCAACAGCCGTACCTGATGCAGGGAGCGCTCCGATATTTTGTACAAACAGCGGCTTTTCCGGAATATCGCCGCCGTTCTGTGATTTTAGTAATGCATCGGCGGCGTGATTTATGGTTTCCCGTAAACCAACGTATTCGATAAGACCGTCAACGCTTTTTCCTGACAGCGCCGTCAGTGTATCGTCCAGCGGCTGCTTGCCCGCCAGTTTATTCAGTACAGTGGTAGCAAAGCTCGGATCGTTACCCAGCGCGTCCGCCAGTTCCTGCAGGGTGTCCAGTGACTCCGGTACGGAACCAACCAGCGCGGCAATCAGTTTGCGGACAAACTCCGCGTTTGCTGTCTGAAGCCCTTTAGCATCGTCTGGCGGCGTCGGTGTGGTCGGCGTTCCAGTGAATGCCGGGCTGTCCAGCGGCGCTTTGGTCTGCACCTCACCCATAACGGTTTTTACCGCCTTTGGTGTGGCTGCCAGCGCTTCGCTGTCACTGTCCGTGGCACTGCTTAACTTAACGATACCTTTTTTCGTCAGGCTGGCATCTTCCAGGGAAATCACGTCCGCGATGTCTTCTGCCCGTTTTGCGGCATCTTCTGCTCTGGTGGCTGCTGCTCCGGCAGCAGTACTGCTTTGCGCCGCCAGTGATGCGCTGGTATCAGATGCGGCGGCGTGATTGGATGCCTCCGATGCTGATGACGAGGCGGCTGTTGCGCTGGCCGCTGCTGTACTTGCTGACGTTGCTGCGTTTGTCTCAGATATTTTTGCTGCGGCTGCCGATGCGGCTGCCGCCTTTTCCGACGCTGCCGCCGCAGTGGCTGACGCACCTGCATCACCGGCACTGGAAGCCGCCTGCGTTTCTGACGTCTTCGCGGCGGTTTCGGATACTCCGGCGCGCGCTGCTGATGTCTGCGCCGCCGTCGCGCTGGCGGCTGCGGCAGCAGCTGAATCGCCGGCGGCAGTACGGGAGGCATCAGCATTCGCTTCAGATGTTTTCGCTGCGGCTGCCGATGCGGCTGCTGCCGTTCTGGCTGTGTCAGCCGACGCCGCGCTGGCTGATGCCTCCCCGGCTTTTGTGGTCGCCGTACCTGCGCTGCTCTCCGCAGATGCTGCGGATGAGGCTGCCTGTGTGGCTGATGCTTCTGCCGCTCCGGCTGCATTCACTGCTGCCGTGGCGCTTTCCGATGCCTGACCTGCTGATGTCTGCGCCTGTTCAGATGCCTGCCCTGCGGCGGTGGCATTCCGCGATGCCTCCGATGCCTGGCGGGCAACTTCTTCCACCATCGCCTCAAAACGCCGCAGCGCCTCCGGGCGGACGTCGTCTTCCGTCATGGCCCCCAGAAAATCATTCAGGGTGCCCGGCTTTGAATCATCGTAAACCGTAATAACTCCGGCATGTGACGGGGGATACCCTTCCACCAGGAGCGTGACAGTGTACTGCCCCTGCTCCACATCCATGCTGTAGCGCCCGGCGTCATCCGGATTTTCCGATGCCACCGTATTCACGACCACCGTCGTACTGGTCCGGCAGGCCTTCAGCTGAATGGTGCAGTTCTGTACCGGCGTTCCCGTAGCATCTTTCAGTACGCCGGAAATAAGTACTGGCATATTACCTCCATAAAAAAGCCCGCCCGCAGGCAGGCTTCAGATTCATTCACATCTCAGCACTGATTATCCGGGTCACGTAAATATGCCGGCAGAGAACACTGGACGCTCCGCGTGATTGTTTTTCCCTTTGCCTCGCGGTGCTGTTTCTGCCCACGGTCGGTGCCGGTATAAATCCGGGTCTGGTTTTCAATATTGCTGTTGCCGCTTCCTCTTCCGTTATCGGCAACGGCAGCAGTGGAGAATAAAACGGACAGGGAAACCCCTGCCGCCAGCGAAATTACGCGCGACATAGTCATATTTGTTCCTTGTTAAACGAAAGGGACCGGAAATCCGGTCAGTTTGTGAAGTTGTTCCCCGACCGGGAAACCATCACCAGCGGCCAGACGGAAGCAGACGTGGTGTACTGCCCACGAACCCTCAGAGAGACGCTGATATCCACGACAGGTGAAGTGGTGTAGACCGAAAAGACGACGGTCTGATACATGGCCGGAATACCTGCGGTATACGGCATAACCTCCGCCGTTTTCACCTGACCGTTAATATTTATCGTGACGGTGATGGCACCGGAGCCACCATTACGCTCACAGTTAGCCATCACCGTGATGGTTTTCCCAATCTGATAGGTGGCGCTGTCGGTATACCGTGTTGAGGTGCTGCGTTCGTCGTTCGTCGCCCTGATGCTCACGCCCTGCATGACTTTTGAGCCGCAGATATCACCGACAAACTCTCTTGCTTCTATCACGCCAGAAAACTTACCGGAGGTGGCATTGATTTCTCCCGTAAACGAGCCAGATACAGCGTTGATATGGCCGCTGATATCCGCATTTTTCGCAGTCAGCTTTCCATCCGGCGTCAGGGAAAATGCCGGAGGATTCCCGCCACTGGTAATGGTCGGCGCGCTCAGGTATTTCAGGAACGCCTCGTTCATGATTATCTGGTCGCCCTGCATGACGAATCCGGGCGTCTCGTTTCCGTTTGCCGGGTTAATATAAGCAATGCGATCCGCCGCCACCAGGAACTGGCTTATCTTCCCGTCAGGCGTGTCTTCCATGCTCAGTCCAAGTCCGGCCACATAATATTTGCCGTCTTTGGTCTGCTCTATTTTGACGCCCCACATGGCGTTCCATTTATCGTTAGCGTCCTTCCACTCCTTCGAAAACTGCTGCAGTTTGCTGGCGTTATCCTCCGTCAGATCTACTTTTTCCAGCAGCTCCTTACCCAGGTGACTTTCAGTTATCTGCCCTTTGAAAAAATCCAGATAGCCTGCGGCATCGTTGCTGGCCTGCCCGGTCGCCTCCACGAATGCGGATTTACCGACCTGATTTACCGCCCGGATATAAAAATAGTAATCCCTGCCGGGCCTGATATTCACGCTGGCCGCTATCCAGTACAGCGCTGTTCCCAGATATCGTGCGGCGTTTTCCACCTGATGGATATCCGTAATCTGCGCGTCTGAAAACCAGAACTCATACTGCACCGTCGGGTCGTATACCGCCTGACGCGGTGTGGCTGTAATCTGGAAATAGCCAGGGGTGAGTTCGATAAATGATGGTGCCGCCGGCGCGGAGATGCTGAACTGTGTGCTGGCCGGGTCTCCCTGTTGTCCCTGGCTGTTCACCGCCCTGACGGACAGGGTGTAGCGCCCCGGCGTCAGCCCCCGGAACCGGTACTGCGTATCCGGCGTTCCTGCGCTGCTTACCAGCCGGTCACTGCCATCTTCCGCCGCCACGTTCAGGCGCAACGAAAAAGAGACGCCCTTAACGACTCGCGGTGTGTCCCAGCGCGCCAGTACCTGATACTGTCCCTCCTCCGCCAGAATTTCTGTGGTCAGATGCTGTATCGCCGGGGGAACGGTGCCGTGAATCGTTCCGGGCTGCGGGTCGAACGATGCCCCGTTGTCCACGATGGACTCTTTTTCCGGAACATGCTGTACGGCGGTGATGGCATACGTTCCGTCGTCGTTTTCCCGGACAGCCACACACCGGAAGAGACGCTGGCGCAGCGACGGCAGTTTCAGCCCCCAGACGCTGTATTCCGCCACGCCGTCCGGTATCCGGCTGACCTGAACCTGCACACCGTCGGTAACAGACTGCACGTCCACGCTGACCGGCGAACCTTCGCCATCCACCAGGCTTATCAGCGTGGTGCCGGACGACGGCAGGGTAATCTCCCTGTCAAGGGTCAGAATGCGACGCTCGCGGTCAACGGACAGAATCCGTCCGCCCAGGCTGATGCCGGCATAATCCTCGTCGCAAACCTCAATCACATCACCGGGAACGTGGCGCACCCCCTCCGCCCCCACACTAAAATCTACCGTCTGGGTTTCCAACAGCTCCGTTTTTATCAGCCACAGCCCGGCGCGGTGCGCCTGCCCGCGACTGGTACAGCCAAACGCATCCATTTTTACCAGATTGCGTCCGTAGTGACTGATGGCGACCGTGTCTTCCACCAGTTCCGTGGATGTCTGCCAGCCATTATCAGGGTCGATCCAGTTCACCTCTACCGCATTATGGCGGTCCTTCCGCGCACTGAAGCTGTAACGGAATGGTGTACCCTCATCCGGCATTACCACATTACTGCGGGTATAGGTCCAGACTGTATCCGATGGCCTGTCCTGCACGAAGGTCAGCCTCTGCCCGTTCCACACCGGCATACAACGCATGGCGGAGCAGAAGTCGGTAAGCACATCCCACGCCTTACGCTGCTGCGCCAGATACGCATTAAAGGTCATACGCGGCTCTGTTCCGCCAAAGCCGTCAGGGACCATCTGGTCGCAGTACTGGCCTATTGCATACAGCGCCCACCGGTCCACGTCCGCCGCGCCGATTCGCTGTCCCATACCATAACGGGGATGAGTCAGCATATCCCAGAGACACCACGCCGGATTATTGCTGTATGCAGGCTTGAACGTGCCGTCCCAGATGCCGCTGTAGGTTCGCGCTACCGGATCGTAATTCGACGGCACCTGAATAATCCGCCCGAAAAAATGGTAGTTTCTTGTCACCTGCTGGCTGCCGAACTGCTCAGACTCCACCTGCAGGCCAATCACGGCGGTGTTGGGATAGCGCTGCCGGACATCAATAATCTCGGTATACGACGACCAGATCGTATTGTTCTGTAACTGGTCAGTGGTACTGTCTGCCGTCACACGCACCATCCGGATACCGAATGGTCGTGGCGGGAGATTATCCACTATCACCGAGGCCAGATACTGTGTGGTTGTTTTCCCGGTAATCGTAATCTCTTTTTCCACCACCCACTGACCATAGCGCTCAAGATGGATTTGCAGCCTGACGGATGTCGGATTGCGGTCGCCCTTGCTGTTGGCCTCCACCAGTGACTGCACGCCGAACGTAAAACGCAGGCGGTCAATATTTGCAGCCGTGATGGTTCTGGTCACCGGATTGTCGTATTTGACCTGTACACCAAGCACCGTCTCGGCGCCGGACGATTCAAATCCCTCCAGCGGGGTCTGTTCCTGCTCACCGACGCGGTATACCACCTTCACGCCGTGGATATTCGTGTTGCCGTCGCGGTCCACCACCGGCGTCTGGTTTACCAGAACACTGTGCAGACCGTTCACCGGGCCTTCTATCGGTCCCTCGCTGATGGCATCGATGACGCTCAGCAGCTGCGTGGATTTCAGGTTATCCGGTGCCTCGCGGGGCGTATGCCCTTTTCCGCCGCCCTTTCCCATTTATTAACCCCGTAAAACGACAAAACCGCCCGGAGGCGGTTCTGTCTGAATCTGTTCTGTTGTCAGCGGCCAATCACCACAACCTGACCACCATCTCCTTCATCAGCGGTACTGACTTCCTGGGAAATCACGCGTGACCCCACCTGCATCTCGCCGTACAGCACCGGCAACATGTTACCGTTGGCAACCATATTATCCAGCGACGAGAAATACGTGTTCTGCCTGCCGTTATCGGTCTGCCTCATTTCGGACATTTTGGGTTTTGGTGCCAGCATCTGCGCCACACCGCCCAGAATCATCGACGCCCCGGTCATATACATGCCGGATACCGCCGCCGCTCCCAGCCAGCCTGCCGGGTTCCACCAGGCAACGGCAATCAGCGCCGCACCAAGCACCGCCTGAAACACCCCGCCAGATTTGGCCCCGGCCAGACGCGGCACAATATGAATCACCGCGCCAGGCGGCAGCGGGTCATGCAGGCTGGTTGTCAGGGTATCAGCCGTAACATCGTCTCCGGCTATGCGTACCTGATACCAGCCGTCGTTCAGTTTCTGCCGGAGACCGGGCAACTGTACCGCCAGTGCCCGGACAGCTTCAGCACCACTGGCTACCTGCAGGCTGACGCGGCGGCAAAATCGTTGCAGATCCCCGTAAAGGCAAATTCGCGCCATGCCCGGTGTCGCCAGATGGAGTGCGTGCGTCGTTGCCATTTGTCGGTATACCTCTCACGTTTACTCAGTTGTTCAGGAATATGGTGCAGCAGCTCTCCGTCGCCGCAGTAAATCGCTGCGTGGTTCGGAACGGAGGAGCCAAAGCAGCAAATCAGCACGTCGCCGGGCTGCGCACTGGCTGCGCTGACACGGTAAAATCCCGTCGTCTCCAGATTATCCAGATAGAGATTGTCACCATGCCGCCACCAGTCGTCGTCCCGGTGAAAATCCGGCATATCAATCCCCGCCAGATGATAGGCATCACGGAACAGCGTGTAACAGTCAAAAACCCCATGTTTAAACTGTCGTCCGGTCAGGTGTGGCACACAGCGGAATTTATGTACCTGGCCGGCGCATACCAGCCACCACGGCAGGTCGCTTTGAACCTGCAGCCTGCGGTCCACATCGCTCAGATACGGCTGGCCGCCAGGATGGCTGTGAACCAGCGCCACAATATCCCCCTGCGTTTCAGCCCTCAGCCAGTCCTCCGGCGCCATACGGAAATAATCCTCCGGCGCGGCAGAAATATTCACACAGGGGAGATACCGTTCTCCCGCCTGTGTTCTCACCACGAAGCCACACGACTCCGCAGGCGCACACCGTCGGGCGTGCGCCAGAATATCCTGTTCTTTCATGAAGATTTACTGTGAAAGTTTATTAATGGAGAGGAAACCGCCAAAGTTTCCGGTATTGTTACGCAGGGCGCATCCCCGGGCGCAGCGGCTGCATGCATCTTTTGCCGGATCGGCGGTAGGGTTATCAAATTCATCCGCGACAGCTGGTCCCGTATAGCCGCATTCGTCAGAGCGGTATATCCATGTACAGGTATTGGCCAGCATAATCCTCCCGGGGAAGACACATCCGTCTGTTTCAGTCGGTGTTGCCAGGACAAATGTCGCACTTACCGCCGTCAGATCACTGCACTGCTCGATCACCCAGCGGCTTACAGACTCCTGCTCCGGGTCGGCCTCCTGGTTGCCGCTTTGAAAATTAACGGCATCGAGAAACCGGGCATACACTATCCTGCGGATGACCGTCGCTCCAACCAGACTATGCGAATCCTCCACCATTCCGGTCACCATACCGTAAAGATTGGATACCTTCAGTGACGGGCGCGCAGCTGCGCCTTTGCCGTTCATTTCAAATCCGCTACCCTCTACAGGATAAACATCATATTTCTGTCCCTGCCAGGTAACCGCCTCCCCCTTTTCATTCGCCTCGTTACAAAAAAAATAACGATCACCGCCAGACTGTGTCAGATCGATTTCCCACAAAGTGATCCTGGCGGACTGCGTCAGTTTAGCGGCTTCGTTCAGCGTATCCTGCGAAATGTCCTGCATCACTCCTCCTCAGATAACAACCTGTTCAAAAGTCGTGGTCACAGTCACCCAAAGAGAGCCAACGCTAATCGACCATTTGCGGCAAATCACCCGAATTTGTGTCCAGGTATAAGGCGGTGTCCAGAGAAAGGATTTCACTCCACCGTGGCGGGATAAAAATGCCTCAAGATTCTGATGTTCTCCCTTACGAATCCGGACCGTTACGTTATACTTCGCCAGATGGTTGTTCAGCCCGGCTGGACGCCGTTGTTCATACCCGTCACCCAGTTTTATGGAGGTGACTTTTGGTTCTGATTCCACTGTCATATCAGGGCGGATCTTCCAGTTAAATGTTTCCATTGTTATCGCCCTCCTCCAGCAATACCCCCGTCACGCGACTGCTGTTGCCAGAAATCAATGGCGGCTTTTTTTCCAATGTTATATACGGCCTGTAATGCCTGCGGACCAATCTGTCCGTTGCCGGCGTCGTTGTGGATTTCAATGTTGTACTCAGGCGCAAACATCGCCATCCCTCCCGAACCGGCTGCCACGACACCCAGCTTACCGTCAGCACCACGACGAAGTGGTAATATTGCCTCCGGTCCTGCCTCGCCCATCACCCCGGCACCTTTGGCAAAAGCAAAAAATGTCGGGCGATTAACAATGCTGCCGCTGTATCGGCTCAGTTCAGAAGACTGATAAACTCCACCAGTCGCGTTGGCTGTCACACCAAATCCCAGAGCAGATCCGATTCCCTTTACAGCCTGCATCATTGCCATACGTGCTGAAATTTTTGCCAGATCTGACACGATGGATGCGGTGAAAGATTTAAAGTTTAGTTTTCCAGTGGTAACGAACGTCGCCAGCCCGTCGCCCATACTGTTGAATGCCGATGTGAACATTTGCTCCGTTGCGCCCGCCACGTTGCTGCCCTGCGCCATAAAGTTATCCAGCGCACGCGACGCCCCCAGAGTCCAGTCTCCCTGCGCAGCATCCACTTTCGCATTGTACTCAGCCCACTCAACCAGCCGGCGATTGAGACTGCCCTTCAGCGCCTGCTCAGCCTGACGATATTCGTCAGAACCGTATGTCCCCTTTGCCTTACTGTCGCGCTTAAGCTGCTCCAGTTGTTCCTGGTAGCGCTGCTGAATTTTCAGACGCTCTTCGTACCGACCTCGTTGCTGATCGCCCATACCCATTGTGGCCAGCGCCATTGCGTGCTGCTGCCTGACGCGGGATTCTTCGTCAGCGAGCTGGCTGGTTAATGTGAGCGTCTTTTTCTTCAGTTCATTAAGGGCATTCTGGTGTTGCAAATCCTGTTGTGAGATATCCAGCTTCTGTAGCGCAAGCGCAATTTCATCCTTATGTGCCAGTACGCTTTGTTCATCCGCCGTCAGTTTTTTACCGGAAAAATCAGCGATGCGCTGCTGAAATGATAAAAGCTGCTTATGCGCTTCCGTCATTTTTTCGGTCGTGGAAAGCTTCGCGGCGGCAATCTGCCCTTCAGTCTGCGCCTGTTGCTGGCTGTACTGCAAAAGCAGTCGCCTGGCCTCGTCGTTGTGGTAAGTCTTTGGCTTTTTCGCCTGTTGTGACAACGCCTTTTTATGACGTTCATTTTCGCGCTCCAGTGCGGCATTGCGTACAGCAGCATCGGCATACTGCATGGCGGTAATGCGCGCCACCTCCCGTTGGTGCCGCAGGGATTCAGTTTCATTATCCCGGTTCAGCGCGGCGTTCTGCTCGTTCCGACGTTTCTGCGTTTCCTGATAATTACGCTCTGCCTGCGCCTTCGCATCCAGCAGGTCCTTCTGGCGTTTCTGTTCCTGAAGTTCGTTCAGCTGCTGCTGATCGTATTCAGTCTGGGAGGAAGACACCGTCCAGGGCGTTTTTCTGTCGCGCGCGATTTTTTCCTGCAGTGTCGCGATCTTTTCATCGAGCGTGTCTTCCCGCCCGATATCCAGCATCCGATCCCATGCCCACTTCGCCGCATCACCGACAGCATTCCATGCTCTTTCAATCCAACCCAGATTGTCGTGTACGTCCCCCATCCGCTTATTCATTTCTTCCGAATACGCGGACATGGCAATTTTCGCGGCATCAGCCACTCTTCCCTGCTCGCCCAGTACCCTGATTTGTTCAAGCTGGGTGGCTGTCAGAAAATGCAGTGTCCTGTCCAGTTCTTTCGCCGCATTCACCGGATCATCCCGCAGGCGTTTAAACTGGCGGATGGTTTCATCCACTGATTGTCCAACGTTTTCCTGCATTCTGGTCGCGGTACGGGATACCATTGCCACTGCCTGTCCGGTAAACGCTCCGCTACCGACCACCTGTGCCAGCACGCCTGCAGCATCGTGCTGCGTGACGCCATTTCCGGCGAGCGACTTCGCCATCGCATTAAGCTGGCCTGTGGTTTTTCCGGCATAACTCCCGGTCAGAATAAGCTGTTTATTGAACGTCTCGCTTTCTTTAGCTCCTTCATAGTAGGCCTTGCCCAGCCCGTAAACAGCAGCAGCCACGCCGCCAGCCAGCCCGCCGAGCATCATGCCCTTCGGAGACATCAGTTGCTCGATCCACCCGGCGCGGTTAGCGAGCGTAATACCACTTCCCCGCAGTGCCCCGAAATTCCCGCGGGCCAGCTCACCAGCCAGCACGCCCAGTTCACGACGGGCAGCAGCGCTTTTCAGTCCTAGCGTATGGGTGGCAGTTCCGGTACGCTCCAGTTTACGGATATAAATATCTGCGGCGCTGCTGACACCCAGTTCAGCCGCCTTCACCCGCAGCAGCTCGGTACGGGAGAGGCCCTGTACCGTCGTCTGCTCTTTCAGGCGGCGTATAAACTGTGCTTTTTTCTGCGTGGCCAGCGCTTCGGCATCGGTAAGCTCACGGGTCTTCCTGGCGGTTTCAGACACCAGCGCCAGATAATCGCCCTGTGAGATATCTCCGCGTCCTTTCGCCTGTCGTACCTGCGCCTGGATACGCTGCAGCTCCTGCAGACCACCGCTTAACTGTTTTACACTGTCAATCTGGCGGTAAAAAGCAGCACTTGTCCTGTCCTGTGCTGCCGCCACAGCCGCTGACTGCGCCTGTTCCTCACGCAGTTTCCTTCTCAGTGCCTCCACCCGCTGTCGCGTCTGATCCACATCCGCCGCCAGACGCGTACTGGCCGCTGCGCTTTTCTCCACAGCGGAACTGTACGCGGTACTGCTGGCAGTCACTTGCTCCAGACTGGCGGACGTCCGGCGCGTCGCCTCCGTCTGCTTATCCAGAAAACGCTGCATCCGGGCCGCTGAACGTTCTGAGTCACCAGCCGCATCGTTCAGCAATTTTTTAATGCGCGGAACTTCGTTTCGGAACTCTGCGCTGTCGATACTTAAATCAATGACCAGGTTCGCTATCTGGTCCATAGCGGACACCTCCGGTAATACCTTCGCCCAGGATCATCAGTTCATCATCCGTTTTTTCGTGCAACGACTCAGGATCAGTGATCAGGCTGAACATTTCTGCATCGTGATGCGTGCCTGTAACCAGTCCGGAAATCAGCGATTTCAGCGTTGCAAACTCCGCATCCAGCAACATGTCACTGAAGCTGTTCTTCCCGAAATGCTCCGCCCACTCACCCAGCTCTGTCGCACTCATTTCCGCCAGCATCTGCCGCCAGTCTGGTCGCCGGAACTCACGCGCGAGCCGCATCACAAACGCCAGCTCCCGGTTCAGGACTTTTCCGGCGTGGTCGTGTCCTTTTCACTCCCGCTGTCGTCTTCCTGCGATGCCGGAAGACGCATACCACTCAGGGACAGAACCATATCAGCGCCACGTCCCAGCGCCTCATAAGACCATTCCAGTCTGACGGACTCATACAGGGCGCGGGCCTCCTCCTCTTTTTTGCTTTCACACAGGGAGCGGGATACCAGCCATGCATTAATATCCACCCCCATCTGCATAAATTCTGTCTGACGCTCTGCTTCCGTCAGGGTTTCAGGCTGTGCGTCATAGTCTGCCGTCCGCTGCTGAATAAACTTCAGATAATCCACACGTTGCAGGGCAGAAAGCTCACTGAGCACGATGGAATGCCCACCGTAGTTAAAGGTGTCTGTATTGAGAAACATGATGATTTTCCATAGAAGCCCCGGAACCGGGGCGGACTGATAAGAGAGGGTTATGACGCTGTCACTGTCACTGCTGCCACCGCGACAAGACTGCCGTCACTGCTGATACCAACAATATTCACGCTGCCCGCCTTCACGCCTTTAACCGTGGCCACATTATCCTTCAGCGTGACGGTGGCGATCAGCGGATCGGCGGTCGCAACCTGCAGCGTTTTATCTGACGCGTTATCAGGTTTTACCGTAAATGTCAGCGTGGTGGTGGCTCCGGCAGCCACCGTGGCACTGGCCGGCGCAACGGTCACGCCGGATACGCTGACTACGTCAGGTGTATCCTCCTCCGCAAGAGAAGGACGCCCGACGCCGGTGATTTTTACGCTGCGTGTCATCACCTCTTTGGACGTCACGGTTTTACCCAGTGAACTCAGCCAGCCGCGGAACACATCAACCGTCCCGTTAGGATACCTGATACGGAAGGCGCGAACTTCGCCGGTGTCAAACAGCTCAACCAGTTTTTTCTGTCCGGTCTCACCGGGTTTCCAGGCCAGCGTGGCCGTGGTGTCACCGACGCTTTTCTGCCCCTGCGTAGTGCTTTTCCAGTCGGCATTTTCATCATCAAGATAGTCATCGTCTTCCGCATCTGCACTCATTTCTCCGGGCTGCAGATCCTTAATACCTGCCAGTCGCAGCCAGTCATCATCAGCCAGTGGATTTTTAAACGCATCGCCGCTGCCGGTATACAGCCAGAATGTGGTTCCGGCGCCTTTCGTTTTTACCAGTGGGTTTGGTGTTCCCATCATATCCTCCTCAGTTGGTATAGGTGATCCGGTAAGTAATTTCTGCCATCCCCCACGTTGCCATTTCGCTGTCACGCTGGTAGTCATAACCCAGCGGGGTCATGGTATCGATAAGGCGCTCCAGAACACTAACCTCTTCCAGCGCAGGAAAGATTTTTTCTTCCATCCAGATATCAAGCTCTGTATCAGGAGCCTGAGCCCTCAGAAAAACTGCCGTATGGAGAGTAGCCTGCCAGTCATCCTCATCGGTCATAAGGCCTGTATACTGTGCGTCTGTCAGCCAGACAGCTATTGCGGGTAAATCTTCCTGTTCTACGAAAGCAGGAAGTCCATCAAAAAGAGTGACAGGTGCGCCAGTCACGGATTCCAGCTTTTCCAGAACGGCCCGGCGGATTAATGTGTGTTTGCTCATCGTGAAAGATAAAGCCTCAGTTGTTGTTTCAGGGCATACCCCAGTTGCTTCGGTATTTCCTCGTCAATCAAGCTTTGTGTGGCGCTTTCGAATGCCTGAGTCAATGGTCCGGAAAGAGGAATTTTCACTACATCAATTGGATAACGGTTTTTCCCGTTAACGCGTCGCATAACATGCCAGCGTCCGTTAGCCAGTTGCTGAATAAAGGCATCCCGGAACAGATATGGCCCGATTTTCAGCACACTTCCACGATACAGCAGTTTTCCCCTCCGTTTGCTCATCCTGACCTGTGCAGCGCCCAACTTTATGGCGGGAAGGTTTCCCCGGTTAATCCGTATCCGGGCAGAGCGTTTACCGTCTGTACCGGCTTTAAATAACCTCACCCTCTGGCGAACCAGCTTCAGCGGAAGTCCTCTTACCTGGTTATCTCCGGCGACAGTCTCCCGCGCCACCTTACGGGTTGCCACTGAAACAGCTTTCTGCGCCACGCGATTCACAGCCCAGATACTGGCCCGGGGAACCATCTGCCGGTCAAGGCTGTTCAGATTCCGGATCGCATTTTCAAGCCCTTTCAAACATTCCTCCCGTCCTGCGCCGGTTATCCGTCGGCGGCTCCCCCCTGCCCAGCAGAATAATACTGCTGTCTCCACCAGCCGGAGTGATGCGATCCACCCAGAAGGTGTCACCGAGAATGGTTAGTGTGTCCGGGCGCTTCAGATGGACTGTCAGGGATGTTTTGACAAAAAATGTAGGCTTGTCCCCCTCAATCCGGACACCTCCGGCGGCATACGACACACTTTCAGGATCGTCAAATACGCCCGTAAGCGTGGCCCCTGCCAGAACGCCGGAAGTTATTGTTGCTACCGTTCCCATCACCCGGAGGATGGCATCATCAGCCTGAGAAATCGCGGTATCAAACAGGTTTTCGGACTGCGACATATCGCCACCCTTACAGTTCAATAATAAGTCCTGCAGCAATCAGCTCGTCCACATCGTGTTGCGAAATACGCGCCGGGTTTCCCGCCATAACCATATCCAGTTCCCGGTTACTGTCCGGATCGATGGCGCAGATGTGTAGTGTACGAAGCGCCCTGATAAGTACCCGTTCGGATCTTTGCCCGATCCCGGGCGGCACTATGGATTCATCACTGTCATTTTCCACAGCAGGCAAATGCTCCGCCTCCGCCTCCGCTTCCTCTTCCCATTCCATGACACGCTGGCTGAGTTCAGCGGCGCTCCCGGACACATCCGGATCACGACCAAGCCGCGTCGCAAGCTCCCGCAGACGCTGTATATTCTCTTCTTTTGTTGCCATAAAAGATCCTCCCGCAATTTGTAACAATAAAGGCCTGAATCAGGCCTTTTGGGATGCTTAACCGACAGTGACAATGACAAACTCATCCGGGTCCGGCAGGACCATCAGCGGCGCAGACTGCGTCATGGTATATTCATTCGCCGGGTCCCCCACCGTCAGCCAGTGTTTGGGATAACGGGTGGCGGCAACAATACCCTCCGCGAGCGCCTGTGAATCCTGAATGGCACCATAGCAGCGGATACCTTCTGCCGCCGTATTTCCCAGAACCAGAGTCCCTTCAGGCAGGTAACGCTTTTCGGTCCCGTTATCAGCAACATAGGATGTTTTAGCCACCACAATGGCCAAATCTCCGTAATACCCCTTGAACGACACCACAGCCCCAAGGTCCTTCACCGCCGTTTCCAGCTGAGAATTTGAACCGCGGCGTGTATCCAGTTTTTCACGGAACAGCTTAAAACCGTTCAGCAGACGCCAGACTTTCCCGTCCATCACGGCAATATTGATCAGACCGGATGCCTGGTCGCAGTACATATCCAGATCATAAGTCGGGTCAAAGGTTTCCCTGTCCTGCTCTGACCATTTTTTACCTGTGGCCTGAATAATGTTATTCCCGGCGGAGCGACCAAAATCCACCTCCACGGTGTCAAACTGCTCGCCCTGCATGGTGTATTTCCCGTTCAGCACCGCACTGACGGCCTGCATCTCCTCCACCTGGACGATGGCCTTCTCTTCCTGCTTCAGGTTATCGGTCAGAATGCGCAGACGACGGTAGGCCGGATCGTTAAGCCTGGCCGGGTCTTCACCCGGCAGACGCTCAACAACCTGCGCATAGTTAACTTCATGCTTCGGTTTGACATACCCCGGACGCAGTACGCGCGTTTCCCCGCCGCGGTTACGCAGAACCTTCCCTCCAACCACCGGAGATACATAAGCGGCAATCGGTGTTTTTCCGGTAATTTTGTCCAGCATGACTTCCTGGGTAGGAAATGTCACAGTACGGCGAAAAAACAGGCTCAGGAAGAGTGGGTTAAATTTAACTTTCTGCTCGGTATAACCCAGCAACTGGCGGGTGGTAAACAATCCCATAAATGGTGTCCTCCGGACGTTAAATACGATAAAGGCCGCTTCGCGGCCTTCTTATTACGGTAAAGCGGCGTGACTGACGGCGCTTCCGGCGAATGCATTTGCCTGCTTAATGGCATCCACACTCTTCGGCCATGCCAGTGATTCTGTGGCAAAGGTGCCGCTCTTCCAGTACGTCAGCAGGTTTTCCGACCCGTCCAGCTCAAGGGCCAGAACCCCGACTGCCGTTCCGGCCTTCTGCCCGTCCCAGACCACCAGTTTCCCGGTGGTATCATCCAGCATCAGGGGCGTCAGCATCGGTGTGGCCGCCGTTATACCGCTGACTCCCGTTGCGGTATGTGCCGGATCGTTACCGGCGAAAATGCGGTTATCCGCACGTTTCTCAATAGTGGTGGTAAATGACATACTGTCTCCTTATCAGGTGGCTGAAGTACCGGGAATACTCATCAACAACGTCGTTTCGGTATCATTACTGTGGCCTTTGCCGCCGGATATGGGGCCCGGGGAATGAGACTGCATGAAAGCATCAAATGCGTTGTTCATGCTCAGCCCCGCATTACCGGATTTGTCCGGCGCGGCAGCCAGCAGGTCACGGGCCTGATCTGTGGTCATACCAGGCATGACAGCCAGTTTTTTCCGCCAACTCTTCACGGCCTTTCGCCTCATCAAGCGCCATCACGGCATCATGAAGTGACGTTGCCGCAGCGATCGGCGATGCTGCCAGAATGGTTCTGGCCTGTTCCACCGTCATCTCTGGCATGGCCGCCAGTGTCTGTGCGAGTGTTTCCCGACCACCAGCTTCTTCCAGGGCAAGGATACGGTCAGCGGTGCTGGTCGTGTCCGCCGGAGCGGCGGCAGCCAGAATAGACTTCGCCTGAGCAACGCTCATTCCCGGCTGCCCGGCCAGCATCTGTGCCAGTGCCTCATGCCCCCTGGCCTCCGGGCAACCCAGAATTCCCATTACGCGCTGGTTTTCCTGCGTGACAGCGTCAGCTGCACTTAATTCAGGCATAGTGCCTCCTGTCTTGTTACTGTTGATAGCTTCTGCCATCACGCCGATGGCGTCAGCAGCATTCACCATTCCATCTGCCAGTCCGGTAGTGATAATGGCCTGCCCGTCATACACTGCCGCCTCCGTCTCCATTACCGCATCGACAGACAACCCCGTGTACCGGGCCACTTTTTCTGCAAACATCTTTCTGGCCTCGTCCATTCGCTGCTGGTAGTCGGCATAGACGCTTTCCGGTAATTTCTGGCTGGGCGTCAGATCAGCCTTGTGTGCGCCAGAATAGATAAGGGTGATATCGATCCCTTCCTGTTTCAGTTTTTCGGCGTAGCTGGTATGCGCCATCACCACACCAATTGATCCCATTCTGGACGTCTGGGTCACAAGGCGGTGCGAACAGGCTGCCGCCAGCAACATGGCCGCCGAACAGGCTGTTTCATTTGCCAGTGCCCAAACAGGTTTCTGTTCGCGCATCCGGTAAATCATGTCAGCACAGTCAAACGCCCCGGCAGCCTGACCGCCGGGACTGTCAATATCCAGCAGAATGCCTTTTACCTCCGGATCTGAAACCGCCTGTTGTAGCCGGGCAGTGACACCGTCATATCCGGTCATCCCTGAAAAGGGACGCATTCCGCCGAGTTTATGAACCAGTGTTCCGGTCACGGGTAATACCGCAATACCGTTCACTACCTGATAAAAACGTGCCTGCGGCTTTCCGGTCGCCATAAAATCGCCTGTGACCAGTGCCATATCCGACTGATCCAGACTTTCGTTATTACCGGGAATGTGCAGGCTGTTAATGCCTGACTCCCTGCCCAGCGCGCAAAAGAAAACCCGCGCATAGGCGGGTTCAAGCAGCAACGGAGCACTGGTTGCCTGGCTGATGATGTGCGAGAGATTACGTTGCACGCTTTTCCTCCTCCGTCTGACGGCTCGCCGCGATCTGTTGTTGATAGGTATCAGTGATCCATACCGGACGCGAAAGTCCGGCTGCCCGCCGTTCTTCGGATTCCCTGACCTGCTGGCGGAATATCTCCTGGTAATCCTCGCCCATAATGGCGAGTTCTTTTTCATAGGTACTCAGCCCGGCCTCAATACGCATCACGGATTCCTGAACCTCCTTGAGTCCGTCAATCGCCATACGTCCGGCACCAATCCACTCCGAGCGGCTCCAGCTGGATCGGGCCTCCCAGAAGGAAAACCTGGCCCTGGGTGCCCGGATAACTCCCCGTATCAGCGCCTCCTCCAGCCAGCAGGAAAACATTTGTGTCGCCAGCCGTCCGGCAATGAACCGGCGCCGCCCCAGTAAATAGCGCCAGGACTCATTGGCAGATGCGCGGGCGCTGGAATAGCTGACCTGAGAATAATCACGCGAAAGCTGCTCATAAGAGACCCCCAGCCCGGCGGCAATATACCGGAGCAGCGCCTGCTCCAGCGCCGAAAAGCCATTATCGGAATCCTGCGCAGTCTGCAGATTCAGCTCATCACCCGGGTACAGGTGGGGAATTTTTACACCTCCCAGTTTGATACTGTTGGTACTGTAATAGCGGGCATAATTTGCCAGCATGTTAACAAGGGGCGTATCTTTGTTATCTGCCGCCGTGATGTATTCAAAGGCTTTCTCGGAATCGAGTTCGCTTTCGATCGTGGCGGCGTACATGGCTTTGACAATCGCGGACTGAAGCTGCGTTGCCTGCAGGGTATCAAGCATCTTCAGCCGCTCCATCACACTGTAAAACTGATTGGCACCGCGCGTCTGTCCGTCCTCAACCGGCTCGAAAATATGTAACATCGCGGGTCGTCCGGACGGCAGAAAACGAGGAATACGGGTCCAGCGTTCCCCACCAGCCACCGGCCAGTCATCATCACAGACATGATAGGCGAGGGCTTTTCCATTCCGGTCCGTTTCCACTCCTGCGCGAAGCTGGCGGTTTCCGCGGGCATACCCCGGTGTGTCCACCCGTTTCGGACTGACAGCCTTGAATCGGGTACGGAAAACCTGCGTGGTTTCAGCGTCCCAGACAGGCTGGAGAAAAATTTCACCATTAAAGGCGTGAACGCCCACGCCTTCACGGATGAACTCTGTAAAAGTACGCTTCCCCTCGGCATCCATTTCGCCAAAAATACCATCGCAATACTCTGTCCATGCAGCTTCAACCTCATCAACAAAACTCTTCGCTGCGCTCTCACGCATACCAAGATAGCGCCAGTTTGGACGATAGCTGATAAGAAACAGGTGTCCGACAATATGATCCTTGTGCAGAGCCACCGCATTTGCTGCAATACCATTATTACGGACCAGATCATCAGCCCGCGCATTGCCGAGGCGCAACGAAGGCAGCAGCGCGGCATCCACGCTTTCCGCCGGGGGCATCCAGTCAGCCATCTGTCCGCCGAAACCGATCCCCCCGCCGGTGTATCCCAGACTTTCCCGCAGCGGCGTGCCGTGAACATCCACCAGAACCGGGGTGCGCTTCACAGTCTCACCCCCACAGGTGCCCGGCGGCGACCATTGCACAGTGACGCCTCAAGTTCCGCGACATATTTTTTCAGATCCCCTACCGATGTCGCGGTAAATTCAACCCGTCGCCCGTCTTTCTGAACCGTCGCCACCCGTTTTCCCGTCATCAGGTCATGCAGCGCGACGCGGGCTTCCTGTAGCTCAGTGATTGTTGCCATTAACTCCTCCTGCCAGCATTGCGGCCAGTTGTTCAAGTGTCGGGGTATCCTGCTCTTCGCTTTTCCTTGATGTCGCCAGCGCCTCCAGATCCAGTTGCCAGCGCTGCACAGACACCCGTAACGCTGCACTGGCATAGACAAGACAATCCAGCGCTTCGTTACGACGTCCTTTGGCATCCCATAACAGCCGGAATTTTCCGTTAACCAGTTTCTCCACCAGCTCTTCGGCTACCAGTTGCTTCGCTTCCACCTCCGTAAAAACATCCGGATTATCCGGAAAGCGGATCGCATAAGGCGTGGCTTCATCGGCAGGCGCAGTAACCGCCCCCATTCTGGCGTAAAGCATTTCTTTGGCAGTATCAGTACCGATTTCGCACAGGAATACCCCGCTCTGGTTGCGTTTTTTAGGCATGGTAATAACGGGTTTTCCGTAAATGGAGGCCCCTTTGACAGGCAGCACGCGGAAAATGCCGTGTTTTTTTGAGCGTTTATAGACGATTTCTGCATCGATACCGCCGATATCCCAGCAGATACGGGAAATGGAAATATCCGTCCCGTCAGCATGACGATATTTTTTATTAATGACGGCATCCACACGCTGCAGGGTATCTTCATCATCATGCCGTCCCATGATAATTTGCTTATCAATAAGGAAAGCCTCTTCGCCCGGCGCCCAGCCCCAGACATACATTTCATAACGGTTACGCTGGGAGTCGATACCAGCGGTCAGATACACCACCCGCTCCGGAACCGGCGCCGCATAATGAATCACTTTTTCCAGCAAAAGCTCATGGCTGAGTTTTTCGGCCACCGCCTCTTCATAAGGCTCGCCCAACGTGGTGTTTATAAAGGTTTTCACACCATTTGGATCTTTCAGCGCATCCAGCCAGTCATAAATAATCTGTATCCAGGTGGTAAAGGGACTGTAAGCCGTCCAGATATGAAAGGTAATGGATCGTGGCGGCGGAACCTCCTCACCGGACGCGCTGAAATAAGCCAGTCCATCGCGTGTCCACATGCCTGTGTTATCGCAAATCCAGCGGCCTGCTTTCTGATCAAGTTCCGATTGACGGATCACGCATCCATTATGTTCACAAAGGTAATACACCGTCTCCGGCTTGCTTTTCTCCCATTTCAGACCGAACGGCGTACTGCCATCACCGAATTTAAGGTACTGTTCTTCGCCACAATGCGGACACGGTACATGAAAACGCATAAAATGCGCCGATTCATTTGCCGCCTTTTCAATCTGGCATGACCCTTTGACTTTTGGTGTGGAGCCCCGAATGGATTTAGGCCAGACAGAACCTTCAATACGTTTATCCCCCAGCAGCGTCGGCGAACCTTCTTTCTCGACATCCGGCTCAAAAGATGACAATTCGTCATAGCAGACCACATCCACCGATTTTTCACGGTAGTTTTTGGCTGCTGCACCGCCGAGGCACCAGAACCCGACACCGGAAGAAAAGCGTTTCAGGGTAAGCGTGTTATCACGATGTTTACGCCCGAACCAGGGGGCCAGCTCCAGCAATACAGGAACATCCCTGATAGTCGGCTCCACGTGGGATTTCATAAAATCCTCAGCGGATGAGTCGGTCGGCTGGAACAGCAGGCTGTTGCGCGACTTGTGCTCTATGAAATAGCCTTCCACCCCCAGCAACATTTTGGTATAGCCCACGCGGGCAGACTTAATGAGGTTTACAACGCGGATCAGTTCATACCCCATCGCGTTCATTATCGCTACCTGAAACGGCAGCGTTTCCCATTTGCCGGGGGTGTAGGAGGACTCTTTTGGCAGATAGTAATACTCATCAGCCCACTGCACGGTGGTAAGCGGTACGGGAATATGAAGCGCTATCAGCCCGTTAGTTATGGCTCTGTTGGCATTATTCGCCCTGCGCTCTCCGGAAATCATCGGTCCACTTCTCCACATCCGCTATCGTGGCGGCCCTGCCTGACGCCCTGGCGATTTCCGTTCTGACCACATCGATGTGCGACTGGCACAGATCAGGATATTTGCGCTGTAATACCAGCGGTACCCTTGACAGTATCCCTGCTATTTCCTGAGCCACCCGTTGCAGGATGTAGGTGAACAATTCGGTCTCAAGAACCAGCCCTTCGCGCTCAGCATTTTTAAGTTCCTGCGCATCCGCCTGGGCTTTTGTCAGGCGGTAGCGCTCATAGTCGATGGTGCCGGGATTAAGATCTGATTCCGCAGCGGCACGTAAATCATCAACCTCTTTACGCAGCTTTTCATTTTCAATAGACGCATCACGCTCCGCGTACCATGAAATCGCTGCCGCGGTGTCGAACACTGCTTCGTTACCTTTTCCTCCTCCGGAAACAAGTGGCAGCCCCTGGCTTTGCCAGGCTGTGACAGTTCTGACGTCACAACCAAAAATTTCAGCCAGTTTTTTTTTATTCACGTTCATGGAAAAGTCTCCCGGAAACAGGAAAGGATCTGCGATCTTCGTTTTTAACTAAAAACGTTATCCAGCAGATCCTTTCTTTTTTCTAAAAAAACCTTTAAAAACAGGAAATAAACGATAAGAAGAACGGATCTGGCTTTTCCCTGAAAATTTTCATAAGGAGTGAAATCTTGCGACGCTGCCGCCCCGTAACGACCCAAACTGTCGGAAAGGACCCATAAGCGACACTAATTGTCAACATAATATTAATGTATGCGTAACATCCACCAACTAAGTATGCCAGATCAACAATTCAGCATATCCAGACTCATTACTTAAAGTCTTTCTTTGACATGCACGAACGATCCCCATAAAAAGCCCAAGACAAAGTAAGGCAAATTCATACTAATCAAGCTAGTTGCAATTCTATGTCAAAAATTAATCTTAATTGCTTTCTGTAATTCGACAGCACTATCCAATAATTCCTTATAATTCATATGGCTTGATTCATAATTTTGCTGTGAACTCCAAACAATATTAAATAGCTCAAACTCTATACATTCATTTTCTTTAAATCCGGCCAACTTCATCTCATGGTAAACATTGGACAGAGCTGGTTGTAGTACATTAATCACATGTTCATTTATTTTAAGGTGATCATTATTTAGGTTTTTGATACTTTCTATCTTTTGGCGGTATTCCAAAATAGCGCGTTTTAATCTAACCTGCTGTATAAATTTTTCTTTATCTTTCCATGAATGTAATGTCTTAATCGCTACTCTCAAAGCACATCCAGTAATCACAGCAGTGATTACTGTAGCAATAGCAGCTAAACACGTTCCTATTGCTGTCCATAAAGCTATTGTATCTGAAGTGTTCATCAATCCCTCCCAAAAGCGAATTAATATAGCATTATCACAGGTACTCAGTGAATACCTGCTGTAATTCTTACTTACGTAACCGCTCCAGCAAATCCTTCTCAAATATCCCGGTACTTTTACATTCAACCGGCTTCACCTTATCGTTACCGTCGGCAGTATCCAGTCCGACAGTGCCTGTCACCATTACCGAAACATTACTGCCTTCACCGGCACTCCAGACCTGCGCGACGATACGGTAATGCTCCTGGATATTTTGTGTCTGCGGTAACAGTGAACAGTCCAGATACAACGAGCTCAGTTCCGGGTCATCCCCGGTACCGGCGATAATCCCTGTGGTATGGTCGTTAACACTGGCTGTGATGGCCTTCTCCCTGAAATACAGCGCCACGGCATTCAGCAACTCATCCGGTTTACGGTTACCGATGAATGAGGTTGATATCTGTTCGCTCATCCCTGGCTGCTGCCCGGCCTGGCTGTCCTGCTGTTGCTGCCCGCCCGTTTTAACCGGACCATACACAGTAATGCAGCCGCCAAGACAAAGTGCGGCAGCGGTGGCTAATATACGGCGCATAGTCATTACCGATAATAAAGCGTTGTACAACCGGCGAGGGACACACATACCAGGGCCAGTACGAATAATTTTGCCTTCATTAATTTTCCTTGTTATCAGGTTTCAGTTCTGCCCGGTCACTTTGTCCCAGGTACGTTCGCATGTGCTTCCGGCGACATAACGCTCATCAGCCTCTTTTGCGAACTTTTCCGCCAGATCGTCAGCTTCGCCAAGCAACTGGGCGAGCAGTATTCCGGTCTCGGCTTTTGCCTGGCTTGCTGCGGCAAGAGCGGAAAGCCTGCCGGTTTCACTTCCTGCAAGTTGCCGTTGTACTGCTGCGAGCTGCTGTTGCAGCCCACCGCGAGCACGCTCAGCAGCATCAGCATCGGCCTGTATTTTTGCCAGTTCTTCATCGGCTCTTTTCCGTTCTTCATCTGCGGCGTGCTGGCGACGCTGCTCTTTCGCTCTTTCGGTTACTTCTTGCTGCAATGCGGCGGTCGCATCGGTAAGGTCTCGTTGCGCCCACTGGAATTTCCAGGATGAATCTGCCTTCTGATAACCTCGTGAATAACACCAGTACGCACCAGCACATAACAAAAAAGCCACCAGCAGTATTTCTGCTAATGGCTTCCAGAATTTTTTAAGCAATTTCAGCAGTACTATCATACGAGCACCGATTTTGCTTTCTCAAAGCGCTCCCGCCGATCACCAATACCGTTCTGTCCTCCGTTGATTATCTGCGTAACGCGTACCATGTCGCCGGAGTATTTCAGACACCCTTTAGTCACAAAAAACCACGCTGCGGATCGGGCGGCATGACGTTCCAGCTCAAGCTGCCCCGGATTCGCCACCAGATCCAGTTTCAGGGCAACGCCACATCTGGTGTAATTCTCCAGCCCAGTAATCTGGATAAGCCCACGCCCACGATACTTCCAGCCATCTCCGGCGTCTTTGTTGCCCATGCGGCCGCCATAAACCAGATTGGCTATTTGTGGCTGGTGGGCAACCTGGCGACCATCAATACGCCCCAGCATTTCGCACTGATAAGTCGTCAGGCGTTTACCAAACGTATTTTTCAGTGCCTCCACCGAATAATTGAAGCTTTCCTTCAGAACAGTAAATCCTGCTGATTCATGTCCCGTTTGTGCAATGAACATGGCCTGATCCAATGGCGCAGTAATACCGAATTCGCTCATTGCCGCCGTAATATGCGGATACCAGCGCGCAGAAATCCCGGCGCTAATACCAGCCGCCTGCTGAAATTGTTGTTGATTCATCAGTGCCTCAGTGCATCAACCAGACGCGCCACATTACCGCGAGCCCACAGCACAGCGGCGCAGATAAGGATATTCACCATCACCACCAGCCAGTGGGATGATTCATATAAACCAAAAACAAACCGGAAAGGGACGCTGGCATATACCAGCACCATGACATAGGCCAGTAACGAAATCAGGGGGCGGTGTGTCGCATCACCGCGTCGGTAAAACATCAGAACGATTACTATTACCCCACAAATTACGGCATTCAGAACTGCAGAAGGGTCATTTGCTACCATTTGATCCCCCTCCCCTGATACGAGAAAGAATACTGAACAGGCTGTTCAGATCCTGACTGTTAAGAAAAGTGAGAAACTTTATACACATTGCAGAAATAATCACTGCGCCAAGAGCATCCAGTGGTTTTTCATAATGCGTTATTGCCGCAAGCTTAGTACCTATCAGCCCGGCGCCAAGCACTCCCACAATAAATGATGTAATAAAATAAGCAACCAGCCTGATGCGTCCGATGTTGGTTGCCGTGGCGACATAAAACACCGCGCCGGCAAAAGCACCGAATACCACACCATAATCGGTTCCGGTTGCCAGACCGAATACACTGGCCCCCATTAATCCACCAGCCAACACTGTCGCACTGGATACAGGTTCGGACATTCATCCCCCTCTGGTTGTGTGGGTCCTCTCAGTTATGAGGGGAAAAATAAAAAAGGCTGCCTGATGGCTGCCCTGATAAGGTTGAAATCATTTAAACTGGTGATTGTAATGGTCCGGAAAGTACTTCTGCTTCGCCGTTATGGCAGATATCATCGCCTCTTGTCAGATGCCAGACACCGACAATAAGCTGTCCTGATTCCAGATCGTCAACTGTGTCGTTCGTATAGTATGCCACCTGAACAACACCGTTATGCTGAATCCAGTAATACCCTTCTTTCATTCACACCTCCGCAAAACAAAGCAAATAGTATATGGCGAAGCAGAAAATGCCGCGGTGCAAGAAACCACAACTCAAATCCTGTTGTACAGGCTGCTCTTTCCAGTCACAGCCTCACCACCGATAGCTCAGTGTGTGATCAAAGGGGGAAGGCTTCATGGGCTGGATTTATCAACAAAGCACGTAGCGGATGATTCCCGTGAGCCTGAATACGAAAAAGGCCACGTAAACGCGCAGCCTTTATGGTGAGAGTTCTAATCTTAAGAGGCACTCCATCAAACAAACCACCCACAATTGTCAGAAGCTTGAAGGAGTGCTTTGGGGTGACAGTATCTGCGGCATTGTTGCCACGAACAACGTTCCCGCAAATGCTCCAAATACAATCCCGAAATCCGTTCCAGTACACAGCCCGAATACAGTCGCCCCACAGAGCGCCACAGCCGTACAGGAGCCTGATAAAGGTTCAGACACAATCGTCTCGCCAACAAGATTTAGACTGTTCTTTATAGCGTTTAATACCCAGAAATATTTAGTTTGGCAACGTAGGCCCCATACAATAATCTATTGAACTACAAGTAGTTATCGCAATTAATTCATTACCAGAGAATCCTGCTGTAAAATTTCTGTCAGCCCAGACATTCTCTTTATAATATATTCTTACTTTCTCCCCTGTTGTATAATAATACCGTGCTGTCGCCAGCATGTTATCAAACCCCTGTTTATGAGTTCCGAACACATCCATTTTACACATGGTATTGGCATTAGGTATTTGACTCTCATTATTCAGTCCGATACAAAAAAACTGACTGTCCTTACCCCCTGACTTATACACGCCATGAGACAGATTGTTAATCTGAACATTACTCTGATACGTATTATAATCAGCCATGTTTGCATAACAAACACTGGATAACGACGCAAGAGTAAGAGCCAAAACATTTAATTTATTTTTCATAATTCACTCCAACAATATTTACCATGACATATAAAAACACAGAGCAACTGAATGCAATGATTATCACTACACTCCTTTTTTTTACTGCCAACGACACTCACATACAAAAAAGAAAATGTTTTTATGCCATCATCAGTTCAATAATTCCGTTAAAACTCCCCGTGCGTCATAAAACTCCATTTCATAGTAATTATAATTACTACGTGCATCATCCCTGCGCACTCCTCTCATTGAAAAACAAGCACTGATTAAGGTACCAAATGCACTAATCCTTTCCCGGGTACTTACCTGTGGTACTGGTAAGTTGGGTATTACCCCAGGATTTGATTGTGTACTCACGCGTAAATAACGGGAATTTGATGTTCCAGATCCGTCTCTTACCTGACTTGTATTTCTGTCGTAAACAAGCTCAACTGCTTCCTGGATATTTTCAATTGGGATAGAATTTACGGCTACATACTCACTTTGCAACCGCATCATCACTCGCTCAAAATGACTAAACTGGATACCACGTGACTCAATATAAGCGACAGACGGCGGAAGGCTGTAGAAACTATTGTCTGCACGGATTCTGTATCTGTACAACCTGCCGCTAAATGTTGTTCTGGAGTAATATACCCGTGCTATGTTATAAGTCTCATTAATATCTGAGGTAGTCGCAATATAGTTACTGTCCCGACTACCGGCGGAACACGAGTCACCTCTGATATGTTGCTGAAGATTCCTGTTATTACCATGAGAACTAAAACCATCACGAAAAATCACATCCGGAGGTCTCGAGTCAACACGATATACAAAATCAACGGCACTTGCGTAACCAGAAAAAAACGCTAAAAATAATATTACTTTTTTTATCATACACCCTCCTACAGAAACTATCAGGCAAGCCACCTAATGTGTTAAACCGGGTGCTAACCATAACTCAGTTATACTTTACGTCTCGCTGGATAAAATTAAAAAACACACTACCCCAGTTTACGGGCATAAAAAAACCCGCTCAGTGGCGGGCTTGTGTGTGTTGCTCAGTTCGCTTTACCGTCCCGAGCCTATCACAATTCAATCATTTACTGGCTCACTTTTCAAGTAAAATCTGTCGCTATTTGTGCCAAATTTGTCACACATTGGCGCGTATAGCATGGATTCGGCAAGACTTAGCCAGGAGTCAATACGTCGGCGGCAAGTCATATAACACCATTCCGGGTGTTTTACCTGTAGTTCTTCAGCCATAAGGCGTTTGCTCTTACGCAGGCGATATCGATTCACTATGATGCTGTAAAGCCCTGAATGACCTTCTCTAACCAGAGTGGTGCCAATAACACCGTCTATTTTCAATCCCTCCTCGTCAGAACAAAATGCTAATCCTGACTTATTTTTGCTGTCGAGTATTTCACGAAGAAAGGCCTCCAGCTCTGGCTTAGTGATGCCAGATTTTTTCATCCGACGAAGAGCGTCGTTAATAGCGGTTTTAGTTATCTTCCCGGATGACAGAAGCTGGTTAAACATATTCCCACCACTACCACCACCAATATATGACCAGCGCCCCCACATTCGAAGCTTGCCTTGTATCCAGATACTTTCAAGAGTTCGGAGGCGAACCATTTCACCAGACTTACCAACTTCAGAAGGATTAATCATTAAGCGTTCTCCATTTACGCCAGCGCGCCAATTGCCAGCGCGCGATCGATAAAACGAAATATCAACTCCAGTTGAGAGCCGTATTTCTCTTCGAATGCCACGGTGTCCGCATGTAACTCATTATGATGCGTTCTGCACAACGGCAGCACAAAGAGGTCATGCGCCTTTGTTCCCATCCCTCCCTGACCGTGGCCTATCAGGTGGTGCGGATCATCCGCCTGCTTCCCGCAGCAGGCGCACGGCTGGGATTTAACCCAGCGGGTATATCTCTCATTGACCCATCGACGGCGTTTCGGACGTAACATGAAGCTTTCCGGCGATTCCGGATCAACCCTGAGCGCCAGTACCTTTTTCGCCTTATCCTGTACAATGCTGGTGGCCGGCACTGAGGGAACAATTTCACTTTCACGGGTAGCTGACTGGACAATTGCCTTTGGCATCCTTAATGCTTCTCTCGCAGCGCTCTCCGGCAAGACTTCTGCCAGGTCATTGCGTACCATCCACCAGCACAGTTCCGGGAGAGTAACTGCGTGCATATCGTCAAAACCCAGATCACGACAAACAACCGATAAAACCCATTTTGTCGTGTTCTCCACAGCTATTGATTTCAGCCGTTCCGTAAACTGTTCGCGCAGCAGGTTATCGCAGTGCCAGCACAGTCGGATTGCCCCCGGGGCGTGGCGCATGGTTGTCATCTGTTCGCTGTGCCAGTCTGAATGCGGCCACTGACAGCCATTCCCCCGGAGTAGCCAGCTTTCCAGACTAGCCAGACCACCAGCACGATAAATAACCGACTCATTACGGAACACATCACGAACAGCAGGATCATCCGCCAGCGGCTGTGATACCGCCGGGACCGCGCCGCAGGCGAAAGATGAATATTGTTTCGGCTCTGGTTCAAGCAGAACACGCCCCTGCATAAACAGGGGCATCAGTTCCGATCCCGGCCTGAACAATACAACGCCCATACGAGGAGCAATTTCAGGGGTCAGTAACGCTCTCACGATCACCTCAATGAACGGTATCGAGCAGCTTCAGCAGCTCAGGGAATTTGGATTCGAAGAAATGCGGTTGCGTCTCGCGAGGGTTTGCCGGGCTGGTGATGTTTTTGCCGAACATGCAGCCTTTCGCCGTCAGCGACCAAAATTTTTTAATGCCGTTAATCGCGGAACGACTGTAACGTTCACGATGTTCAACAACACCCAGCTTCGCTAACTGCTGGTACGCCTGATTAGCCGTCATCCGGATACCATGCTGTTTTAACAGCGCGCTCAGTGCCAGCGTCGGGCGGCTTGAACCATCCAGCGCGCCAGCCGGAGCATCAATGGCATATTGTGGCGCCAGATTAGGTAGTCCCACTGCCTCCTGGAGTTTCTGGCACGCGCCCAGTACCGATGAATTGGACAGGTTTAACTCTTTGCGCATAAAACCCAGCAGAATCACCCCCGCCTGCATCTTATCGGCAGCCATACCAGAAGATGTTTGTGGCGCACTGGTAATCCGATCGAACGTGCGGATTACCTTGAGATGGAAAGATGGGCTGATCCACATTGCATAAGCAAACACCAGTTCTTTGCATACGTATGTACCTTGTTCAGCACCACCGCGAACAGTATTTACTGGAGCGATACCCAAATTTTGGGTATCACTACCGCCCTGAAAAAAGCTAACGGATTGATTTTGTTCCGAGGGTGGAATTCCGCCCTCGGTGAAAAGTTGCTCAATCAGCTCACGGGTTTGCTTATTATCAAGCCAGTACTTCGGACGGTATTTCTGCTCTCCACCCGCAGCCCGGTGTAAATCGTTAAGACAATAGCGCCCATGAGCGTCGCGGCGAACTTCGATACCATCAATGACCATTAAATTATTCATGCTTCTTTCTCCATTTTCAGGCGGCTGCACCCGCCCTTGTTTCAAATTTCGTGATCGTGATTTCTACCTTCCCCTTCGGGAAAACTGGTCCCCACTCCACCAGCATTCTCTTTACCTGGCTGTCGTCCTCCCAGACTCCTGCGTGGGTCAGTGCGTCGAACAGCGCTTTGTTATAATTGTCCAAATCCCTGATCCGCTTATCTGGCGGATACAGGATGATTTCTACCGCTGCATGGGTTGATGTCGGTTTCGGCAGTCGGCGAAGTTGCTCAATGATGGCGGCACACGTTGCGCTCCGAAATTTGCGTCCCGCCACACTTATCAGGCTCTTTCCGGCAAACGGCCCTTTGTTGGGATGACGCCAGTAAGTGTTTACGCTCGGTGGAAATGGCAGGGCCAATTTCATAGCGTTATCCCCTTTCCCTGAAGAAATGTGATGGCCCGTTCTCTGGCGTCAGCTTCATCAGTAACAAGTGCTTTTATCAGTGCTAGAGTTTCTGCGTCATCGTTATATGTGTTGATACAGATACCCCTCGACACACCTCGGGTTATCGTAATCACTCCCTTTTTCTCCAATGCCCTAAGATGGTCTACTGCAGCATTAGGAGAGCTGCATCCCAGCAGCTCTGCCAATTCGGTATTTGTAGGGGGAAAACCATGCTTACGCTGATAATTGATCAAGGTATCCAGAACATGTTGCTGGCGAGTAGTTAAATTCATCATGCTGCTTGCTCCCGCTTGTTAACACATAACTCAGGCAAATTGGCGCGCACCAGTGCCTCAGCAAATGGAGGCGGAACAGCATTACCACAACGAGCAACTTGCTTGTCCTTCGCATAACGATTTCCCCGGAAATCCTGATCAATTACGTACCAGTCCGGAAATCCCTGCGCGCGATACAGCTCATGGGGCTGTAACATACGCATCCCGATATCAACGATTTGGTAGTTGCAACCTTCGACTGTAACCAGTCCAAAGCGATCATTAGTAGTGACTGTTCCCAAAGGCTCCGACAGTGATACTCCGCTTTTCTCGTTCCCGTAGTACTTCATCAGGAAGGCGCGTACTTCACCGAGGTGCATTCCACCAGCAGTGATTGTCGGTACGGGCTGATCCACTTTTAAACCATCTCTGCATGTGCCCCGAAGATGAACAAGATGAGAAGTGACAACCGCATGGTGATCTGTTGTCGTGACCGTATGGGCTGGAGCATCCATTGCTGCTCCGGGGCCGGAATAGTTGCCGCCGAAGTGTTTTGCAAGAAATGCTGTAACAAGTTGTGATTTACCGCCACCACCAGCTGTAATTGTCGCACTCGGTTCATCTGCACAATGACCAACGCTAGCCCCGAACTGACGTGCGATAACCGGTGCAACCAGACAGGCGCGGGACTGCCTCAAAATGGTATGCGCGGGTTTATCAAGTGGGCGCGGCTTAGCCTGGTATTCACTTCCACCATTTCCAGCAATAAATGGCGTTACCAATGCATAATCATGAGTTTTAGTAATGGTCTGCAGTGGTTCGTCCAGTCCCTGTCCACGGAAACAATCATAATTTGAACGATTACTGGTATGGTTACACTTCACGATAAAAGGCGTTGGATTATCTAGAACAAACCGCTGTATCCCTCGAGCTATACGTTTCAGTGTATTGTCAGCAAGCGGCTTCTTACGCCCAAAAATACTTGGACACGGTATTGACCAGTCAATACACTCCGCGGCTGTTCTCCACGGTGCACGCCGACCGCTTTGCACTTCCAGTGATTTCGGATCACCGTGAGTAGGTTCTGGCCAGCGAATCTGTTGACCATCGCAACGCATAACCATGAAGAAGCGCTTGCGGATCGTCGGCGCGCCGTAATCACACGCGCGTAGTTCGCGATAATCAACATCATATCCGAGCCCATCCACCAGCTTTTGCGCCTGCTCGCTACCTCTTTCGATAGACAGGAACTCACAAACCTCAGCCAGTGCCGGGTGATCAGCAGGAATGCCAGTGGAAAGCATGCCGACAAATGCATTGAATGTTTCGCCAGTGCGGGCAGGATCCGGACGCATTTCATCTGCCAGCAGCGGTCCCCACGTTTTAAACTCTTCCACGTTCTCCAGCATCATCACACGTGGTCGCTTCGCCAGTGCCCAACGCAGAACAATCCAGGCAAGACCGCGTATCTCTTTTTTCACAGGCTTAGCGCCTTTTGCCTTCGAGAAGTGTCGGCAGTCCGGGCTAAACCACGCCAGGCCGACTGGATTACCTCCGGTGGCGGCTACCGGATCCACGTCAAATACGGATTCACAATAATGCAGTGTGTCCGGGTGGTTCGTCTTGTGCATCGCAATGGCGTTTTCGTCGTGGTTGATCGCAATATCCACGCTGCGCCCGATCGCCAATTCAATACCCGTTGATGCGCCACCGCCACCAGCAAAGTTATCTACGATAATCTCACGCATGGGTTACCCCCTGCATGCTGCCAACAAGGCCACGGGCAATTGCGATAATTTCGCTGGTGGCCGTCCGCTCCAGCCAGAGTTGATTGATGTTGGCTTTCAGTTTGTTCTGCTGGGCCTCGCTCAATACATCAACGCCTTCCACCTGGTTAAACACCAGGCCAACCTCGAGAGGCCAAATACGCGATTCAACTTCTGGTAATGTCAGCGGCGCAGGTGGCTGTACTGTTTCTGCCTGCTGGGCCTTGCAAGCGGCAAATGTGACCAGCGACATGAACGCCTTCCCTTTTTCTTCCAGTTCGGTACGGCTGATGTAGCTGAAATGCTCGCCGCGCCAGGATTTATCGAAGATTGCAATGGCGCCAGCAAAGAAAGCACCAGTGGGTTTCTGCTTATTGTCCGCAGGAACAAACCACACTGGGAGATCGAAACCAATACGACCGCGGATAAACATGATGTGGTCAGCGTCTTCCGGCCACCACGTTTCACTTGTCGCTGCTTTAATGAAGAACACGTAACGCCCACCCTTTTCACGCATCGCCATTGTGTGATCCATGATGTGGGTCATGCCGGTGATCGCCTGCTTCTCGTGGTACTGAGAGCGGCTATAGGGTGGATTACCGAATGCGGCCCCGCCGATTGACTCCAGCATTTCAGCCCAATCTTGTACCAGCGCGTTATCATCGGCGGTGTACCACACAGGGCACTTAGCGTTATCGTCGTCAGCAAAGAGATCCAGCGTTAGGGGACCGAACATCGCATTAATGCCCCAAAAAAGCAGGTCTGGTGTCCGCCACTGATCGCCGACTTCTTTCAGTTCATGTGCTGATTTGCTGCGCAGTTCTGCCAGCGCCTGGCAATATTTATTGCTCATTAAGACCCCACATAATTCCCTGACAGATACCACTCACTACCTGATGCAACATACTTTCTGCTCTTCCGCAAACACCGTTCACGGCGCGCCAGAAAGGCGCTACGTTCCGACGGGATATGACTCTCCCGGAATGCCTCCATCCATACCGTAGCTGCACGACGGAACAACCCTCCCGACTCCAGTGTTTCTGCCTGACGTATCAGATGCATAATCACCTGCGGGTCGTTGGTTCCGACATAACAGCTCCGCACAGGTTTAGTCCCGATATCTGGCTCCTGATCCGGCTGTATGTCTGTCTCAAGAGCAAAATGCCTGCGAGTTTTACCTTCAAAGCGATGAGCAACACGCCCGCACTGGCGTAACTTACTTGCCGACTGCAGGACGCTTTTACGCGGGAAATCTGCAAAAGCATTCGCTATATCGCTGGAAGTACATCCCGGATGGGATTCAATGAATTTCTGAACGTCTCCCATAAGACTCATATCACCCCCTGAACCCTGTCGGGATCTGGCTGTAATCCACATTCCCGTAGCTGGATTTGAACATCGGATCTTCACGGTTTTCGAAACGTCCGCCGATGGGTGCGGACAAACGCAGTGACAATTCATCCCACTTTTCCCGGAGCTTTGAGGGGCTGAGAATGTTACGGCACCAGAACGGATCACGGCTGACCCGGCTGTACATTTCGCAGATCTGTTTGTGGGTACGCCCGTCCTGAGCACACATCAGGCGAATTTCATTTGCCCAGACGGTCCAGTTAGGTTCCTTCGGACGAACCAGCTCGCCGTCACTCTCCGCGGCCTGTTCATACAGGGCGATGATTTTTTTCCAGATCCACTGAGCACAGGTCAAATCGTCCTGCGTTCCCCACTGACGCTTTTTAGGGCTCAACACAGCGGCATCCGGATGACGGGTTAAAAACTCCTGGTCTGTCATCTGCTGGTCCGGTTGCGAAGCGTCCGGACAAGAAGGGGTTTTATTAACTTGTGGATCTTGTTTTGATTTTACTGACGGATCCCCGCCAGATTCTGACGGGTCAAAACCGCCGTTTTTGCCAGATTTCGACGGGTCAGATTTTGATGGGTCAGATTTTGATGGGTCAGATTTTGATGCGTCAGATTCTGATGGGTCAGATTTTGACTGGTCAGGATCTGACAGGTGAGCAAATGCAGCCGCCTGCAGCTTTGCCACATTTAGCTGATAAACATTGGAGGCATTACGGTTTCCCTGACGTCTGGCTTTACGTGATAACCAGCCGTCAGCTTCCAGTTTTGCTATCGCCGTTCTGACTGTACTTACCCCGGCCCCAAGCTGACGAGAAATTGTCTCAATGGATGGCCAGCAGACCCCTTCGTCATTGCTGAAATCAGCCAGACGAGCCATGATAGCCACACTGGATAATTTCATTCCCGAAGCTGCACAGGCATCCCATACATAGCCTGTTAATTTAGTGCTCATGCAGCACCTCCGAGATGCTTCATGTTTTTGCCGGAACGAAAGGCAATAAGAGGCATGTTGACGAGGTAATTACGCCCAAGAGGCTCACAGACAACCTTCTGACATTCGCGATCGACCAGGCTAATACGTAGAACGTACCCTTCTGGTGTGCTGTACCACTGTCCTGGACGAGGGCAATGAAAACGTTGGCTGGTGAACCGTTTAAAAATATTCCGGATCATTTGCGCCCCCTTACCTCTGAACGGTTCAGTGTCATATTGATAAGGCTCGCAAGCGCCGCAGCGTCATTGATGCGGTCGTACAGGCTGACAGCCAGCGGAGATTCCGCTTTTTCCAGCATGGGATAAAGCTGCTGTAACCAGACCTGATGAATGGATGAAATGTAGGAATATAGAACGCTGGCATTATGTGCTGCATCGCTCAGCCCCGATGGAGTTGAAAGTTGTTTCTCCATCTGGTTAAAGGCATTGATGTATGCCTCTTTGAATTGGGCGGCGCGTTTGCCCGTAAAGCCCATAGCAAGGAAAGCAAAGCCGTCGCGGGTTATTTGATAGCAAGGTAGTTTGCGGCCTGATGCGTCGATGTACTCACTGAGCTGAAAATTCAGCTCAGTAAATTCGGCAGAGCATTCAAGAGACGCAATTTTTTGAATGACATTTTTGTGTTGTTTGCCGAAATAACTAGCAACAGCCAGAGAAGAAGTAACAACTTTGCCTGCAATAATGCAAAGTTCAGGTTGTACTAAGGCAGGGATCGTAGCCATGATGGCAGCCTCCGTATGCAATGGATAACTTCCACCACCGGAAACGCCAATTTCGCTGGTGGTGAACTGAGCAGGGTTGGCGTAACCGGCGCATACGGAAACCGGCGCACCTTTCGGTGCCCCCACCCAGCCCACCATAATTTGGGTATAGCTGAGCTGTAGCAACAAAAAAGACGCTAACGCGCCCATTGTCGCCGTATGCAATTCCAGGACGCCAATCCCGGCACCCGCTTTATGAGGTGCCTGAACAGTGTAACGTCCCGGAATTGCAGAATCAATGTGTTCCTGGCGCTTCACACTCAACAAAATCACGCCTGAATTTCCACAAAGGGCTAAAACACTCATGCGGATAGCCCTTGCGCAGATAGATAACGCGCTCAGTTTCTGGTTCCCAGCGAATGACATGGACATAAAGACCCCTTCCATCACGAAACCAGCGGTTAAGTTCCTGCACGAGTCATCCCCCACGGTCAGGCTGTGTTCCCTGTGGTTACGCACGACCAGGCTATTTGGTAATCTGCATTCATGACGCAACGGCCGGTACTCATACATCCCCGGTTGTTGCGACAAACGGTTATTTACCGTTAAACTGTTCATGCGTTGGTTTTCTCCATAAAATTTGACGCCACGGCGCCCGGAGCTGCACACTCGCGGGCGTCACCCTTTTCTGGCGCGCAAAAAACTCTGTATACCAGTGTCGAATGCTGTTGCAGCTTTGCGATCGCCTGATACAACTCCTCATCAATCACGGCTTTTTCATGTGGCTCAATAACGCCATCTTCGATAGCTACCCTGATTTGCTGGGAATAACTGGTGATCTGCTCAATCGCTTCCAGCAGGCGCTGATTAATATCTGCGTTATCCACTTCTTCCATATCTGCCAGCGGAACAAAAACGCCACCTGATGCCCTGGCTACTGAATGTGCCAGGTGATAGGTTCCTCCGGCACGTTGCAGTACCAGCGCCCACCCAATCGGGAAGATCTGATCACCACCAGTACGCAGGCGGTTAAACAGAGCATCTTTGGTGACATCCAGCCATTCCGCAGCTTCTTCATAACCGCCATGCAGACTGGAAATCGTCTTTTTAATCGCAGCCACCAGCCAGCGGGGCTGCTTTTCAACTTTCCATTCAGGTTCATGTCCCACGGATCTACTCCTTCTGCTGTGGTAGCGGTCAAATCGCCGAATCACTAAGCTGATATCTGTTTGGATACAAAATTTGCATCTCGCTAATTTCTCCGGCGTAAAATTGAGCCAGGCGCTCAGCAAGCTCTGTTGAAGGAGCCTGCTCGCATCTTTCAACCCGGCTTAATGTTGCAGGATCAACCTGAACCCCTTTAGCGACGTGCTGTAACGTATAACCATGCGATTTCCGCAATTTTCTCAATGGTGATTGCATAAAACCTCCTTCTTTTGCGTATGTCGCATGTTATTTCATACAGCAAACTTGCGCAAGTTGATTTGCACAATGCGCAAAAAATTAATGTAATGAACGCATGAATATAGGAAACCGTGTCAGACAACTTCGCCGCGCGAAGAACATGAAAATTGCTGAGCTAGCAGAAGCCATCGGCGTGGATGCCGCAAACATCTCTCGTCTGGAGACTGGCAAGCAAAAGCAATTCACCGAACAAACACTTTCTAGGCTGGCTGACTGCTTAGGTGTTGATATAGCAGAACTCTTTACCTCAGACTCAAAAGGTAATACTGTATGTAAACACAGTGATATGAGGAAGGATTCAGCTAACGTGAAGGATTTGTTCCGTATCGAGATACTGGATGTCAGTGCAAGCGCCGGTAATGGACTCATTCAGGGCGGTGATGTTATCGATGTAATCCATGCTATCGAATATAACAAGGACAAAGCATTAGCTATGTTTGGCGGGCGCCCTGCCGCTGAGCTTAAAGTGATTAACGTGCGCGGTGACAGCATGGCGCCAACAATTGAACCGGGAGATCTTATTTTTGTCGATATAAGCATCAACCAGTTCGATGGTGATGGCATCTATGTCTTTGGCTTTGATGATAAAATATACGTAAAAAGACTGCAGATGATCCCCGATAAATTATTGGTGATATCTGATAACACTAACTACAGGGAATGGAGTATTACCAAAGACAACGAGTGCAGGTTCGGCGTTTTTGGCAAGGTTCTGATAAGCCAGACGCAGTCACTCAAACGACACAATTAATAGAAAGCGTCGACAAGGCCACCATTATGGTGGCTTTTTTTTTGACCCAAAATTGCATATATCGCAATTTTTTACTTGCGCAATGTGCAAATTAAATGTAATTTGCACTCATAGAGCAGCGAACAGGCAGGACGCCCACGAAGTAGCCGCCGGTGGCATACGAATGACCGGATGATTCGCTGACAGGTGTCTTCGGGAGGGGTTGCGGAACTGGGTTGACCACCAGCAACAGATAACTCAGCCGACAACACGGAGCCGTTTAACCCACGGCGTCGGAGTGTAAATACCGTAGGGGTTGTACCGACTGGTCATCGGTGCCCCGCCCGAAGATACCTGTAGCCAGTGCAAGCGATATTCTGGCGGCCCGTTCCATTACGTTAGCGGAAACCGCCAGCTTTTTCAGGAGAGCAACAGATAAGAGTTTTTCCGCGCGGTAAAGCGCTTCTGTAAGAGAGAGAACTCTTATCGTTGTGGTGAATGCGGCTCAGCGCGCGCGGGTAAGGTTGAAGCTGATAGTCGATCCTCTGTAGTTAAGCACCCGTCTGGCGTGCAACCTTCGCCAGATACCGGGAGGCACCCGGCACCACAACGTTATTGCTGTGTGAAGTCTTGTCGGCGTCCGGCTCTTCCAACAACAGGAGGAAGGCGACAGTGTTCTGCCGTGACGCCGGCCTTTTTACACAACAGAAAAGAGCATCTCCGCGCGACGGGCTCATTACCCAATCCACCCGGAAAGCTGTTACAGCAGGTGCTCTTTTCTGTTTTGTGGAGAAACCAACTGGCGGTGGCAACCGCCATCTTGAGGGGTTAACGATGAATGATGACCGCATGACCGTAGTGCCCGACTTTCTGGGCGAACTGGATGCCGGCGTGTTCATGAACAAAATCGCGGCAGCGCTGAATACTGTCGGATTAGGCGTTCTGAATAACGGCAATAAAGGCAAGGTAGTGCTCACCTTTGATTTTGAGCGCATGGGAAATTCAGTCGAAGAGAAGCGCGTCAAAATTAAACACAAGCTGCAGTACAGCACTCCGACGCCACGCGGTAAAGCGTCAGAAGAGGACACAACAGAAACCCCAATGTGGGTTAACAAGGGCGGAAAGCTCACCATACTGCAGGAAGATCAGGGTCAACTGTTCAGTATTAAAGGCACTACTGACGGAAAGCTTAAAGCGGCTCAGTGAACCGCAGCTAACCAATTCACTGCCACCACTTCGATCATTAGTTAATAAGGAATTTTTATGTCTCAGTTAGACAGCGGCACTTTTCAGCAGGTAAAAGACCTGGTTCTTTCTGGCTATCACCTGAACGATATTCAGGGGCTGGCTTGCCCGACAGCATTATTGCCTGCCGGGACAGGTGTTGAAAGCCTCGAACGCTTTGCTCTGGAGCGTTTCCGCTTCCGCGGCGCCATGACTACCACCAGCATTGAAGACTTTGTCCGTTATTCAAAGGGCTATGCCAGTGCAACCGAAAAAGCACGCTGCTTTATTGATGCTGACCATATGACAGCTCGCTCAGTTTTCAATATTGGTACGCTGGATAACCCCGGTCATGCAGACAACGTTGCTTCTATCACGCTGAAACAGACTGCACCATTCCGCGCCCTGCTCCAGATCAACGGGGAACGCCTGAAACAAAAACAGATCGCCGAATGGCTTGAAGACTGGAGCGATTATCTCCTGGCGTTCGATGCTGACGGTAACACAATGCAGATTTCACAGGCTGCCCAGGCTGTTCGCCGCATTACGATCCAACAGGCAACCCAGCAGGATCATGAAGATGGCGATTTCAGCGGTAAGAAATCCCTTATGCAAAGCATTGAGGCCAGCAGCAAAGACGTTATGCCGGTGGCTTTTGAGTTCAAATGTGTTCCGTATGAGGGTCTCGGTGAACGTGTGTTCAGCCTCCGCAACAGCCTGCTGACCGGTGATGAACCTCGCTTTGTTCTGCGTATCGTACAACTGGAAGCGCAGGAAGAAGCGATCGCCAATGAATTCCGCGACCTGCTGATCAGCAAATTCGACGGTGAATCAGTAGAAACGTTCATCGGTAACTTTAAAGCGTAATTGCTCTGCATTAAATCCCCGGCGCCGCGGGGATTTATTGAAGCGTAATTCTGTTAATTATCGCCACTCGGCGAGGGATTCGCACAACCAAAATTCACGCGGTGCAGCGCGAAATAAATTATAAGGAGAACCAACGATGAGTTTTATTCAAACACTTTCAGGTAAACAATTTGATTATCTCAGCGCAACTATTGACGACATTGATATTGAAGATATCGCCGTGGCGCTTTCCAATATTTGCCGCTTCTCCGGACATCTCCCTGAGTTTTATAGCGTGGCGCAGCATTCCGTACTGTGCAGCCAGCTTGTATCACCGGAGTTTGCCTTTGAAGCCCTGATGCACGACGCAGCCGAAGCGTATTGCCAGGATATCCCTGCCCCATTAAAAGCGTTACTGCCTGATTATCGCGAGATTGAGAAACGTACCGATCAACTGATCCGCTTTAAGTTTGGCTTGCCACTGGAAGAAGCCAGCGTAGTGAAGTATGCAGATCTGACCATGCTGGCAACTGAACGCCGCGATCTGGATATTGATGACAGTATTCCCTGGGTAATACTGGAAGGTATCCCCCCGACAGATTTATTCGAAATCTACCCACTTCGCCCCAGTCAGGCTTTCGGCCTGTTTATGGCCCGCTTTAATGAACTGATGGAGCTACGCCAATGTGCTGCATAAAAAGATAAAGAGTCTGTAGTGAAGGCAATCAGATCAAGACGTTGGTGGGAGCGCGTTGAAGGCGGCTGATATCAATACCGACCACCAGCACTGATATTTGATGTTACAGCCCGGGTGCAGCCGGGCTTTGTGGAGAAAAATAAATGTCACGAATGATCTCCTTACTCGACTGGGCCAATGAGGAGTTCGGAGCGCAAGCACCAAGTGAGCGTATCCTTAAGAAATACGCTAAAGGCAAAATGATGATACCTCCAGCTGTTAAAGTAGGTCGTTACTGGATGGTAGACCGTAATGCTCGATTTGTTGGTACGCTTGCCGAACCGAAAATTCCGGCAAACGCCAGTCCAAGATTACAACGGATTATTGCAGATGGCTGCTAGACCACGTTCTCACAAAATTTCAATTCCGAATCTATACTGCAAGCTAGATAAGCGGACGGGCAAGATTTATTGGCAATATAAACATCCTGTTTCCGGACGCTTTCACAGCTTGGGTACTGATGAAGTGGAAGCTAAAAAGGTTGCATCCGAAGCGAACACGATCATTGCAGAACAAAGAACCAGGCAGGTTCTTAGTGTTAACGACCGTCTTGCCAGAATGAAAGGCAGAAGAACGGACATTACTGTCACTGAGTGGATTGATAAGTATATTGAAATTCAGGACGAACGGTTAAAACACCGTGAACTCAGACCTAATTCTTATCGACAGAAAGCAAAACCAGTCAGGTTATTTCGCGAACATTGCGGTATGCAATATTTGAAAGATATTTCCGCATTGGATATCTCTGAGATAACGGATGCAGTTAAGGCTGAAGGCCATAATCGTATGGCGCAAGTTGTTCGCATGGTTTTGATTGATGTATTCAAAGAAGCGCAACATAACGGTCATGTCCCTCCAGGCTATAACCCTGCCCTGGCGACCAAGCAGCCGAGAAACAGAGTCACTCGTCAGCGTCTTTCTCTGGAAGAGTGGAAAACTATTTATGAAGCTGCCGAAAAGCAAGAACCGTACCTCCAGTGTGGAATGTTGCTCGCGATAATAACAGGTCAGCGTTTGGGCGATATCTGTAACATGAAGTTTAAAGACATATGGGACGATATGCTCCATGTCGAACAGGAAAAAACAGGATCGCGTTTAGCGATACCATTGGACTTGAAATGTGAAGCCCTGGGTTTAACTCTTCGGGACGTTGTATCTAAATGCCGGGATGCAGTCATCAGTAAATATCTTGTGCATTTCAGACATACCACCTCACAAGCAAACCGCGGTGATCAGGTTTCAACCAGTTCTTTAACTTCAACATTCAAAAAAGCACGTGACAGAAGTGGACTGAAATGGGATAAGGGATCCCCACCCACTTTTCACGAACAGAGATCATTATCAGAACGCTTGTACAGAGAACAAGGTGTCGACACGCAAAAATTACTCGGCCATAAATCAAGAAAAATGACAGACAAATATAATGATGACAGAGGAAAAGATTGGGTGATCGTCAACACAAAAACAGGGTGA